CCAACCAATAGCACTATGAAGACCTAGTATTTTCATAATTAAAAACTAAAAGTTCTTTTCGACCCTGTTGTTCTTTCATATACTCACCAACAGATCTCATAGTATATGTATGATCAAATTCTGTGGAATACCAGTTATTAAATCTATCTTTAATTAGTTGACTACTGTTGTATGATATTAATTGTGTTGCTGTATATTTGTCACACATGGTAGCAAAATAATCATGACTGAATCTTTTATGTAGATCTCCTTTCTTACCACCATATAAGTTATCTTTGATCTCATAAGGAGGATCTAGATATACAAAAGTATCTTTATTGTCTGATAATAAATCTGACCAATCAGCACCTGTAATATGCCAGTTCTCTATCAACTTACCATATGCTGCTAGTTTTTCAATTCCTCTGTAGGAGAAATTAGATTCTGATGCTTGAGGAGAGAAGGACGATGCTTCAGTAAGACCAGAGAAAGAACACTTATTAACAATATAGAAAGCAGCTGCTCTTTTTTGATTCGACAATTTTTCATCGTTTAAATCTTCCTTTGATTGAATGAATAATTCTTTAGCAGTATCTCTATCTGGATACAGGTTTTTTGTTGACCAGAGTAAGTCCTGTAATCCTTGACCATCATGCTGTAATTCTTTCCAGAAATTAATTAAAGGTACATATAAATCATTTACCCATACATTGAGATGAGGATACATCTTAGTGACATATAGTGCAACAGAACCACCTCCTAGAAATGGTTCTCTATATTCTTTGAATTTACTTAGGTCTGGAAAAACTGTTGCTAGTTTTGTACAGGCACGAGACTTACCGCCAGGATATCTTAGTGGTGTTTTTAATGCTTTCATGAATCTAACCTCTTGTATTTTTTACCATCTTCATATGGTATCTTGGGTTTTACATCAGTAATACCCTGATGGTATTTGACATAAGGATTATTGCCTCTTGGAGTAGTATATCTAAGATTAGTTATATTGTTGTTGTTGGTGCATGTATCTATATGATCTACAAATACCATCTCTTTAATTAACTTTGCCATTGTTGGTGCTGCTTCCCATTCTTCTTTAGGTATACCTAGTTCACTATAGTATCCATCATCTAATGGATGAAAAGTTTCCTTTACTCCTCTATGATATGATACACCTATATTAACATTTTTCTTTAACTTACCTTGCTGACTATTTGATTGGGATGTAAATTTATATCCTGGCATAAGTTGTTCTGCAACAGCATGTGGTTGCGACATACTAAATTTAAGAGCATGCAGATAATCTGGGGCTCCTTTACTAGGGTATTGTTTTTTAGTGTAATCTGATATTCTAGGAAATTGTGTAGTTCTACCAAACTTCATACTTAAATATTTACCTTCAGCACAAACATAATAGTCTGGCCACTTCACACCAAATTTCATTAAAGGTTTATATTCTACTGCATCTGGATGACCTTCCTCAACAATCGTTGCATGAAAGAAGCTGTTTCCTATTCCTCTCTTACAATATTCACCTTCTATAACCCACAAAGATTCACTTACTTTGTTTCCCCATAAATCAATCATTTGAATTCACACTCCACCATTATTTCTGTTAGTGCTGCTAAGAGATTGATCTCTTGGTCAGCAACAAATGCTATCTGGTATTGATACTTTGCGATAATCAATACCGCAGCAGCGATACTAGGACCATCTAAGTTACTGTACATAGCATCATAGACTTTACGCAATAAAACAGATGGGTCATTGTCCAAGTTCGACACCACCCATTTTCTAACTGCAGGAAAGTCTTTTGCTTTAAGAGTTCTAATCAGATCATCAACTCTTGCATCAGTAAATTCTGCTAGTATCGCAGTATCTATTTTACCAGAAACAGAATATCTTTGCAACTCATTTAATACTCTTCTCCAATCTGGAAAATGTTTGTTGATTAATTGTAAGAGAACTTTCTTATCAAAGTCAATATTCTCTGCTGTAAGTATTCCTACAACTCTCTGGAAGAATGCTACTTGAATCTCTGCTTTCTGTTTACCTTTGATTGAGAACTCAACTACAGAACATCTTGAATGTAATGGTTCAATAATTTTGTTCTTATAGTTACATGTAAAAATAAATCTACAGTTCTTATGGAATGCTTCTATATTACTTCTCAATAATAACTGTACATCATGTGTTGTATTATCTGCCTCGTCAATAATAATTACTTTATGTTTTGTTGTTGGTAGTAATGACATAGTAGAAGCAAAATTCTTTGCCTGTCCTCTTACTGTGTCAAGAAATCTACCTTCATCAGACCCATTGATTAAAATATAATCACAACCTAATTGTTCACACAATGCTTTTGCAACTGTAGTTTTACCAACACCTGCAGGACCTGTTAAGAGAAGGTTGGGAATCTCTCCCTCTTTTAAAAAGTCTTTGAATGTTTGTTTGATACTCTCAGGGAGAATACAATGTTCAATAGTTTTAGGTCGATACTTCTCAACCCAAAGAAAGTCTGATTTCATAATATAAAGAAATTGCTTGGAAGAAACAGACGGTTGCTGATAAAATTGTTAAAAATCTTACCAGTTTAGTCATCGTGTTCGTCCCAAGGATCAGTTAGGTTATCATTGTCAAAGAATGCTTGATACACTCCTATACCAACTAAGACCATTAATGTAATACCTATTATAGCAGCAAATTGTCCAGATGGCGAGAGTCCACTAAAACTACCATGGGGTATCATGGTTTCAGTACATTTGGCAATCTTTTCTGGATCACTCCAAGTACCAGGTAATGTGTATACTGGTGGACATGCTGCTAGTAAATTAATCATAATACCCAATTCGGTTTTCTGGATGGGTCACGAAGATAATTAGATGTAACCCAAGGTTTGCTGCTAATGTAATTCTTGTAAGCATCAAAAGTGTTAATGCTTGTGTCATGTTTAAACTCATCGGTCATTGCTCTTACAAATTCGTATGCCCAATAAGGTTCATATGAATCTTTAGGAAAGATCTGCAAAGCAGCATCCAGAGTATATTGACAACTGTGTGTCTTATTATATCTGTGTGTATACTCAGCACACAGGGCAAGTCCATGTCTTAGCAACCAATAGAAATGCCTTTGTGCCCATACTGTACAGGGATGATTACGAAATGCACCTTTCTCTGTCTTGTATGGTTCACCGTTTAGTTTGGGTAGTGTACCAAAACCATGACCCCATTTGTCAGATGCTACAATAGATAACATTTGACATGTTTCTAGAGGCATCTTGACGATATGTTTGTCAGGTAATACCTGAGCACATTCTACTGGGTCTGGGCAAGTCACAAAAATATTCATTCATTAGATCTCCACTCTTTTCTCATTTTAACATAGTCAGTATTCTTTGCAACTATGTCTCTTACATGTTTAAATATTGTTGCAGATTTTGCAAAGTCACATGTAGCATGATCTGGTTCTTGTGGTAAGACTTCACCATTCTTATACTTTTTACCATCTCTGTGGTTAGCATATCTTCTTGATCTAGTAAAACCCATCTCTAAAAACTTACGACACATATCCATACCTATAAAGTCTTTAGCATCTCTATAGTCAAGGTACATACCGTAGATATGATTAGATGATTCTACTGCAATCTGTGGTGTCTTAAATCTCCAATGAGCACATATATCGTCAGTATAAGGGCGAACCAGTAGAACCCCTTGCTCCCCTCTTCCGATACGATATAGTTTACGAGTTTCCTCGTCTGTAAAGTCAAGTCCTTTATAATCGAGGTCATAATCAAATTCCTTCATTAGTTAAATCCTTTAGATTTTGGTTTTGGTTTGTCTAGGACTTCTACCACTGCATCAAAGTTAATCATATTACAGTGATTCCACCACCACTCTTGAACTTCGTCCCAAGATTTTACAATAAAAGTAGCATAATGTTTAGAAACTATTTTGTAATGATGCCTGTCATAAGGTTCATCACTTGTTTGTTTAAACATTACTCGTATTGTGAATCTGGTTCTAGTGCGATGTAGTAGTCTAGATTATAATTGCTATTTGTAAATTTAGCAAGTAGTTGTCTAGAAATTTCTACATTGTATGAACCTGGTATCAGTTTAATGTTTTCTATTTTGAAATTAAATTCAAATGATTTGTCTGTCTCACCAACAGTTAGAGAATACTCATTAGAGTTATCATTCTTACGATCAGATACTAATATAGTACAGGTCGTTCCATCACCTATGACTGATAGATCTGGTAACTGATAAACAGCAGATGCTTTAATTAATTTACTTAATTGATCACTGTCAATCTGGAAGGATACATCAGATGATGGTAGAGTAATTGGTTTCTCTGGAGGTGCGATGATAACTTCTGGATCTGCAAACGCAAATTTAACTTTGGTTGACATACCTTCTCTAATAATCATGTAAGTTTCATTCTTTAAATCCAAGTCTGGATCTCTCATGAGACTTACACCATTTAAGAATTGTGGTAAATCATAGATACCAAAATCTCTCTCAAAGTTCTCATCAACATCTGCCTCAGCAAGTATGTTTTTCATCACACTAATAGTGCGAAGTTTAGAACCTTTCTTTACTAAGATAGATTGGTTGATTGAAGAGAAATTCTCTAGCAGGTCGATAGTTTTTTCAGATAGTTTCATATCCATCGTTGTCTAATCCTTCAAAGTGGTATAATAATACAGCATAGTGTATTATCTTCTGAATGTCAAGCTTTGGTGTGCCTTTCTTGTCATATCTTGAAGCATACTTTAGTATGTTGCTTCTACAGAATGCAGATGCATCACCAACAGAATCAATGAGATCTAAAGTTTGTATTTTATTAGAGTAATGTTTGGAATATGTTTTTCCAATATACTCTTTGATACTGTCTAAGATCTCATCTTCATTGTATTTGAACTGAGTTTTAATTGGGAATACTTCGTCCATAGTTCCTTCAAGATGATGTGCTAATAAACTCCAAGAGTTTGTCATGAATGCCAACCATAAGGAGACACAACTACATCACCTTGATTAGGATAAGCAGCAACTTCTGGATCTGGGTCTAACCATTTGACATACTCAGGATCTTCAATAGCACAGTCTAACTGTATAGAACTATCAAGGTAATACATGTCATAATATCTCTTCTGGATATCATTGAACTTTTGTATGCGATAGTCTGGTTCGCCATTGATTTCTAACATACCCTTCTGGACAAAACGGTATGGATATCTTTCTAGGATAACTTCTGTTTTTGAATTAGGCATAGTCTTCATAAGTTTTGAATTCGTTGTATGCAGATTTAAAATCTTCTTGGCATTCTACTGATGCAACCATAGCAGGTTGATGCATAGTACCACGAAATACTAACACACCTACAGCACCTTGATCATCTTCCATTGAGAGATAGTCGATGCATGGTGATAATTGAACTCCTTTCATTTTGTTTGTTTGTTTGGTATGTACTTATTATAATGGACTACATACCCATCCAAAGGTCAAAATGGACACTAATATTATTGGCACACTATGCGTCAGCAGAGTTCTTAGTAGAGTAAGAGAATCCACCTTTCTTTGTAAATTCTATTACTGTACTAAACTTATCTAACATATCTGTCTTATGTGATATCACAAATACATTAGCATCTTTTACGACATACTTTATAATTTTTATAAACTCATCTGTTCCAAATCCATCTAGTGATGAATCAAATACTTCGTCTAATATTAATAGGTTTGTGTTTGCAGAGTTTTTAAATCTTGCGACTTCTCTCCATGTGAATAAGAGTGATAAGTCTATACGCATTTTTTCTCCTTCGGAGAATGAAGAATAGGAGAACTTATCATGTATTGGATTTTGAATCGTTTCGTTAAACTCTTCGTCTAGATGGAAGTTGATATAAAAATCCATCATCTGTAAATAACGATTTACTTGCTCATTAATCAAGGGAAGATATTTTTTTATGATCTTTGCCTTTACTCCTCCATCTTGTAATAGAGAGTATGCAAAGTTGTTGTAGTTTATTTCCTCTTTTTCTGTAGCAAGTTTATCGAATACAATGTCTAGTTCCCCCTTAAACTTTCCTAATTCCTCATGTTCAGAATTTCTATTTTGTAACTTACTGGTAACAGTTTGAATTTCCTGTTGTAGATCTCCTGTTTGTTGTTGTAAACTAGAAATTCTAGTATTGTTTTGAGAAATGTCATAAGTTAAGTTTGCGATCTCCTTTGTGAGTTGTTGGGATTGACGCTCTCGTTGTCCTTCTTTTCGTATTGACTCCTCCAGTTTCTGATAACCTTCGTTGAGTTCCTGTGCCTTAGATTGAGCGTCTTTAATTCTATTTAACCGAAATGATTCTTCAATGTGCTGATCACATGTAGGACATGTTTTATGCTCACTGAAGAACCTCTCTTCTTTAGTAATTCTGGATACTTTATTGTTTATCTTTTGTTTCAAAGAACCTAGTTGTTGCAGTCGGTTTGACGCATCTGATACAGTTTCTAATTGTCTTTGAATGCTAACCATACTAGTGTTAAGATTTTCATTTTTCTTTAACAATTTGTCTACATCTAACGCAATAATATTAAGTTTTTCTTCTTTCTCGTGTATTGTCTCTTTACCTCTCTTGTCTAGTTCTTCTATAAACTCTTCTTGCATTGATACTTTATCATTCAAGTTATCTTTCTTTAACTCTAAAGTCCTCACAGAGTCCTTGACTACCCTTAGTTTGTCTCTTACTATGTTATTCATAGCAGAGAATATTTTGATGTCTAGAAGGTCTTCTATGACCTCTCTACGGTTAGGACCGTTGAGTTGCATGAATGGTATGAAGTTACTACTACCTAGAATAACGATCTGTGTAAATGATTTAAAATTTAATTTTAGTATCTGTTCTTCCAGAACCTTTTGATTGACTCTATCATCTGCTTCTTTGTTACGCATATTGCCATCTATCTCAATATCAAAAATGTTCGGCTTGATACCACGACGAACAAGATATTGTTTTGAACCAATCTCAAATTCTATCTCTGTCTCTGTTCCTTTCTCATTAGTTGTATTGACTAACTGAGACTTTGTAATTTTTCTGTATGGTTTATTAAACAGCACAAAACATATAGCATCTAGTACAGTAGATTTACCTGCACCGTTTGCTCCTACAATGAGTGTGGTTCCATCATCATCTAATTTTACTTCTGTCCACTGATCACCAGTAGATAAGAAGTTTTTCCACTTAATTTTTTTGAACCGAATCATCCTTTTTTGGAGGTATTACGAAGTCGTTTTTTGTGATAATACTATACTTATAATTATACACCTCACACGCTTTTATTGCAACCTCTTCGTCAACTTCTATAATATCCATGTCTTTAGACCTGTCATCCTCCATCATCTCTGCATATCTAATTGCATCATCTTCCTCTTCAAACATATACAAGACCTTCTCACCTGCAGCATCTTTCACTGCGTAAGCACCCTCACGACGACCCTCTTCAGTGAGTAACCACATTAGTCAACCTCACATGCTTTGTTGTATAGACCCCCGATAAGTTCTTTAACTCTACCTTTGTCAAGATCGACCTCTGCTTCTTCTATAAACCTATTTAACAAAGTGATAGTATTTTCTTCATTCTCTGCATCAAACTGTTCTCCATGAACATAACCATGATTCCAGTCTACACTTTCAATGACTTTTAAATCTTCTGGACATACCGAGTTAAGTTTGTCTAAGAACTTTTCAAACTCTTTTGGTTTACTTCTTTTCTCTACTATGACTTTTAGAATCTTACCTGCATAGGGAGTGGCATCAAACAATTGATGAGGAGTATCTTTATAATAAATTTTATGAAACATCCTATGAGGATTGTTTACAGGAGTTGCTTCATATGTATCTGAGTCCCAGATATGAAATCCACGAGTGTCATCACAATCATTCCAGAACATCTCATAAGGATTACCTAGGTAATAAACTGTACCATCTGTAGATCTAGTATGATAGTGTCCAGTATAAACTCTCTCAAACTTATTAAAGATATCTGCATCACCACTAGCACCATGACTCTGGGTAAAACCTTTGTATACTGCATATCCATTTAATTCTAAATGTCCAAAGCATACTTTAGATTTACATGATTTTATTTTTCTTTCTATCTTAGGTCTGTTCTCTTCATTCATCCACCCTATGAAAAGACATTTTGTGTCGCCAATCGTATACTCTGCGTAGTCAGGGATAGTGATGATATTATTATATTCTCGTAGTAAAAGATCAATAGAATTGATTGAGTTATTGTTTTTGTAATAGGCAGTATGATTACCCACGATAGTATACACAGTGATGCCCATATCTCGCAAGCGATCGAAGTAATTTTTTTTCGACCATTCGAGACTCCAGAGATCAATAGTTCTACGGTTGTCGAAAGTATCTCCCATATCAATGACCGTTTTGATTCCTTCTTTTTCGAGCGTCGGGAAGAATACTGTGTCATAAAATTTTTTAAAATAATCATGGAATATTCGGTTGCCTTTCCTCATACCGAAATGCTGATCAGTAATAATCGCTGTCTTCATCTATTAGTGTTTTTATACTGAATGTTATCCTTAATTGTATTATAGTCCGAACTTGTACCTCCTGCACCGTCCTCGACTACCATGACCTGATCATAACCAGTTCTTTCTATTATCTTGGTTTTTATCTCAAGTTGTTTCTTTTCCTTCTGTATGCGTCTGAGAAAAGCATAATAGATTATCTGGGTAAAGTATGCAAATGGGTTGTTAGACTTGTTAGGATCGAAGTTATGAATGTATTGTACGCAGTTTTCTATACCATCTCCTATCATATCCTCCCTAAACATATAGTTAACAAAGTTAGGTTTGTATGATAAGTGAGTTGCTATTTTTAAAAAACACTCGCCAAGATAGTTACTGATGGCAGGTGGGTCGCTCCCCTTTTCTTTAGCGATAGCACATTTACTGCGATAGACAATCATTGCTTCTAACAATTCCTTGTTATTGACATAATGATCGGATCTTTTTCGTGGCATTATATTTACCTTTCTGTGTATATTATAACATAGCTTGACAACAATGCAAAATACATGTACAATAGCCTTGTGGGCGTTTCAAGATCATACTGTAGTTGAAATACCTGGCTTATCAATAGACTTATCAAGAACAAATATTTTCTCTAAGGACACTCTAGCAGTGTCTATAGTACCTAGTTTACCCATCTTCTCACTAATATCTACCCGATTGGCGGTCGTCGTTTTCCTTCCTAGGTTATAATGATCATATGCTAACACCATCTCATGATCAGCATCTAATTCTTTTAAAGTAATAATTTTATCAAATGACAAACGATATATCTCATCCTCTTCTGGAATGGTTATCCAAGGTACTAATCTAACTAATGTGTTTGTACCCTTATGAGTTAACTCTACTTTTAGCGGTTCGGCAATAAAGAAGCAAGGTTCTACACCACTGTCGTCCATAGTGGTGACTGCTATTATCTCTTCACCTGAGATCAATTTGAAAACAAAGTAGGTTTCTTCTTTTTTCATTTTTTCTCCTTCAACGATACTCTTACAAGATCATAGTTAAAGTGTTCTTCATTATATATTTTAATTCTTTCTACCAGATGATTCAATGTGTAGTTTCTCTTTGTCTCTAAGTTTGGTAGAGTCACTGTACAATCATCTGCAATATCATACAAAGTTGCTTTAAATTTATTAGATCCTTTTCTTAGAACCCTACCAATACTTTGTAAATTGCGTATTCTACTTTTGCTAGGAGATGCAAAAATGACATTATGTAAGTTCTTAATGTTAATTCCTGTAGAGAAAGTACCATAAGAGGCAACAATGATTGCATTTGTCTCCTTCTCTGTTATTTCACGAACTTGTTCTCTGTCTTCAACATCTACTCCACCATGAATAAAGAACACTTTACGATCGTCACTACTATTTATTAGATCGTATATGATTTGACCGTGGGTTTCCACCCTACTATACAGTATCAGGGTGTTACCTTTAAGGTCTAATGCTAGATTTTTAATAAAGTTATTCCTTTTTTCATGTGATATAAGGTATTGTATCTCCTCTTCATAGGTATCGAAGCATACTTTACCACTCATAGGGTGTTTTAATAGTATAATTTTAGCATTTAACTTAGCAAGATACCCTTTCTCCATCAATTCATGTGTCTTAACTGTCTTATATGAAGGTCCGAACAGTCCTTCTAGGACAAGTTTATGTGTTTGTGTGCCATCTAGTGTACCAGTGAACCCATAACGATACTTTGCTTCATGCAATTTTGTCATAATCTTTACGAGCGACGCAGATTTGAACTGATGTGCCTCGTCACCTATGACAACTTCAAACTTTTCAAAGTATATCTTGGGAAGTTTATAGATAGATTGCCAGGTGGTAATGACAACAGGAGTATCTACTTCTTTCTCACGACCCGCATAAATTTTGGAGCAATATGTATCAGCATCCCAACCGTAAGATACGAAGTCCTTATGCATCTGCTCTACCAGAGATGTCGTTGGAACAACTATCAGAGTCTTTTTCTTTTGCTCTGCGAAGTACCTCACTAATGAGTAAATCATCAACGATTTGCCAGAGGCTGTTGGGCTTATCAGTAGTCTTCTGTTGTGTCTTAGAGCATCGTATACTCCCTCAATTTGATAACTTCTTGGAGGAATCTTAGATATAGCATTCATATAATCCTTGACACCTTCCATAGAAATCATATCATTGACTTCAAATGGAGTGCCATAGAACTTACTGTCTTCAAATTTATAATCGTAATTATGATTCTTACAGAACGATACTATCTTATCAAGTAATCCAACATATATTTCTCCTTTCTGTAAATTAAATAATCTTATCTTACCATCCCAGTGTCTATTCCTATACTGTGGCATGTACTTTGCACCAGGTATATCGAATGTAAACTGGTCAGACAACTCATGGGCAACATGAGGTTCTGATATTATCTTTAAATAGACTTCATTCTTTTTTGAGATAATAATGTCTGACATCATCCTGATAGTTTTTGCCAATCAATAATATTCTTTAATTGAAACCCTCTACTATTAATCTGTTTGATAATATCTTCTAAGTATGTTAACATTACATCGTAATATCTTATCTTCAATACTATGGTCTGTACCTTATCGTCAGCATCCATGTACCTTTTTACTGAATCTTTCTCTCTTACTTTATATGGAAATGGTTCGGCCTGATACACTGAAGGGTCGGATTTTCCTGTGTAATAGTTGTGCCGATCTAACTTAATCTTATATTCTTGTGCTGTTGCTTTCTCTTTTAATAATTTTAGAGCATTGTAAACATCCCAGTACTTTGCATGTAACATTGGGATCTTTGCTGCTTCGTCGTGAATTTTAATTTGGTCAATCTGTGAGTCTTTTTCCCACATACTTTGTATAGTCTCAAGATTCATGTTGTAATTGATGATGTTCTAACCTTGAACTTGGTGTCAAGGATTTCATAGATTAGATATTTGAATGTAACCGTTGCTGTAAAATACGAGTAATCAGTTTCACTTGCAGTAAATTCCAAAGTAGATAAAGATACTGGAAATAGATCTTTAAATTTAATGTATGACATAGGAACAAAGTTGCTATTTAAAACTGTTAGTGTTCCATCACTAAACTGTCTTAAATTGTCTATAACAAATTGATTATCATCAGCACGAATCAAGTCTCCAAACTGATCAACAGACTTAGGATAACCTAATGAGTAAATCCAGTTATGGATTTCTAAGTAGTTTTCCATGTTCTCATCTACTAAAAATTGTAGAGTGAGATCCTCAAACTGTATTTGATCACCTGGCACAGGAATCGACTTTAGATAATTTCCCACATCAATATTACCTAACTGAATGCCAGGTATTCTAGTTGAGTTAGAAAAGAAATCTACCTTTGGTGCTCTAGCAAGATTGAACTGAAACCCAGATGGTGACAGAAAATTCCTATTCTTTATTTGATTGTCGTAAAAGGAATTGGTCATTCAAACAGTTCTCTCCTACTGTTATTTAGTCCTCTTTTTTATCGTTTATTCTTTTCAAAAATTCTTCGTCTGGAGTGAAGATGATAGGACCTTGTGCTATCGCCTCTGCTAATTCTGCAAGTAAGTCTCTGTCATCATCCATAACATTTCTTAATAGATGTTTATATTTATATTGTAGCATAAAAAAAGACACCCTGCGAGGGGTGTCTTTAGAGTATATAAGCAACTTGCTTACATTAGGTTTTGAACTACAGTTCTCTGGTAGTATCTGTTACTGTTAGAAGTAATTCTACCAAGACCTTGAGCAGTACCTTCAGCGAATGGGTTTGAAACAAGACCGTATCTTGTCTTAAATCCAATTTTTGGCTGGAAGGAGTTCTCTCCAACTGCTCTTACCATCTGTAATGGTACATAAGGGCAGTAGAATAATCCTGCGTCATAAGGTGATGTACCTTTGTATCCTACAACATAGTACTGGTTTTGAGCACTGTTTGCTGAGAATGGGTCGATGTACACTCTGTACTTACCATTGATTGTACCTGCAAATGTATTGCCTGTGTCATCAACTTGTAAGTTTGCATTTAATGCAGGAGTGTAATCAAGTACACCTGCCATAGTTAGAGCAGAAGCAACATCAGCAGAAGTAAGGATGATGTTACCCTTTCCTCGACGAGTTCTCTGTGCAATTCTGTTTGCATCTCTCTCTATGTTGAATAGAAGTCCTTTGAACTTCTCAACTGACCATCTACCATTGGAGTCAACATCTAGGTTAAAGAAACCACTGTTTGCAACATTGACTTGTGAACCTGCTTCTGCAGTTTTGTAGATAGTTCTGATAACTTCTCTGTTAATCTCTGCAAGGATCTCTGAAGAAAGTATGTTTGCTAACTCAGCCTCAGCATTCAATCCGTGGATTGCCTTAAGGTCTTGTGCTAGTTCCAAACTGTACTCTGCTTTTAGTGCTCTTGACTTAGCAGTAACAGTAACTTTCTCGATGGAGAATGCCATCTCGTTGAAGTCACCATTAACTCCATCGCCTAATGCTTCAGAGTCTCCAGTTGCCATACCTTGACCAACTGAGTACTGTGCTTGAACAGCATCAGAAGCGTTGTTCTCAAGGATTGCAGGGTTTGTTCCTCTCTGTGTACCAGTAGAACCGAAACCAACTGTACCGTCATCATCAACTCCTGCGGTGTAATCACCTTGAGTTGCCTGACCAATGTTAGTTCCTGCTTTATTGGCAGAGAATGCAGATTCTGGTTCGTTGAAGAATGCTTCATCACCAGACTGATTGGTGTATCTAGATCTCATTGCGAAGATCAAACCAGTTGGACCGTTCATTGGTTGAACACCTGCTAGCTCGTATGCAACGAGGTTAGGCATTGAACGACGGATCAAACTGATAAGAACTGGATCGAAACCTGCTACAGGTCCTGCGGGGGTTGAACCACCACTGAACGCACCAGAAGCACCAACAGCGTTACCACTGTTTGTAGGAGCTGCTTCAGTTAGCATTGATGTCCCGTTCTCAAATGCAGATTGCTCTGCTAAAAACTTTTCTTGGTTCTCTAAAAGAACTGCTGTAACGCTTCTACGGTGTGCGTCCTTAATAGGATCTACACCTTCTGCGTCTAGCAATGGAGCCCACTTCTCCATTATTTTTTCGGCATTGTACATTGTACTTAGAAATTAAATTTGTGGTTGACTATTTTTTACCACCCATTGATAGGGCAGAAAGATACTGATTCATAGACGCTGAATTGTCCATGCTAGGATCTTCGTGTGCTATACCTTCCGAAATGGTTTCGGATTTATTGCTTGAAACCTTAGATTTGCTATTGCTTGGGAAGTAAGACTCCCTAAGAGTAACAATCTTTTCACGGTAAGCGGCTTCACCCTCAAACTCTATTCCTTCAGCTAAAGAATGTAACTTCTCTTTTTGTGTCTCTGCCAGTCCTTCGGATACTTCACTAAAAATACCATCTGCTGTAGATTCTCCGAGTCTCTGGTTGAGAGAGATGTTCTTCTCTATCTGCTCATTGAGCTTGCCTTCCATATCATCAAGTTTATTTACCATGCTTTCTAGCACATCATATTTGTCGTCAGGAATTGATACATAATGATCTTCAAAAAGTCCCTTCATACCTTGAAGGAATGATTCAGTCATTTCGGTCTTAAGACCATGCTCGACTTCGATTGCATTTTCTTTTAACCATTCGTCAGAGACATACTCCAAGTATGCGTCTGTACGCTCGATTAACTCAGACTTAACACCTTCAAGATGTTCTGTCAAAGTTTTCTCGTACTCCTCGGTCATCGCTTCTTGAATCTCGTTAACTTTTGAGTTAACAGCAGCTTCAAAAATTGTTTTTGCCTTTTCTTGGAATTCTTCAGAAAGTTCTTCTCCACCAAATAGTGCAGCAAGATCGTCATCTACATTAACTGCAGGTGCTTCTTCTGTTTCAGCAACTACTTCTTGGTCTGCTTCAACAGCAGGTTCGTCGCCTTGCTTAAGGACTTCAGTTCCTATAGTCTCCATAGATTGTGCAGGTTTTGCACCTTTGTTAACGATATCTTTTACCGTTTTAACTGTTGCAGGTTTTAGTGCAGCAGAGTTGTCTGTGGACTTGTAGTTCTGAGGTGTAGGTCCTCCGAGATCCTCATAAGATGCTGATGCTCCAGGTGATGTGGAGTCGTCAACCTTCTTCATAGGATCGCCAGCTTTCGCACCCCTTGTTACAGGATTGTCCATTTCGTTTAATTCTTTAGCGGCCATTTTCCGATGTTCTCCGAATGAGATTAGGTTAATCTGTGATTATTTATAAGATTTTATAGATTTGATAAGAACTGGTTAAAGAGTTTTAACTTGTTCTCTTCAAGTTGTTGATTGTCAACAAGAGTATTAACTTGCTTATAGGTTCTTTTTGCGAGTTGTTCTCTGACAACACCGCCATCCCAAACCCAGTCTTTTCCTTCCATAATACCTGCTACGAAAGCATCAGGTGCAGAAGGGTCAGCAACGATATCAGCAGCAGTAGCAAGAGTAAAGTCGTCAGAAACAATTTTAACTCCTTCGTTGTTGACTGCGAGAGTACCAAGACCACGAGATGAGACTCCTAGTTTGACACCTTCGTCTATTAGATTTTGTGCTATCTTACCCATAGGTGTAGATAAGATTTTTGCTTTACCAACATAGTTAGATCCACTTTCTGTAAGTGAAACTATTTTATGCGAGACACGATCGAGGTTTACTGTAGGACCTTCGGGGTGACCTAGTTCACCAACCGCACGACCAGATTGCACAAACGATTCATTGTATCTTGTAACTTCTCTGCGTAGAGTGTCCATTGGATACATGCGACCATTGCGGTTCTGTATATCTCCTTGTAAAAATATACCTTCGATAAACATAGCTTTTTTACCGTTGCGATTTTCAACGATAACTTCTACATCATCAATCTGTTCTGTGATTAACTTCATTGCTTTAATTAGTAAATCCTACTTTAGATACTTCGACAGCATTACCTGTTACATATATCTTATCTGATGCATTCTTTTCAACTAGATCTGCTGTACCATTTACTGTGGTAAATGATCCGATAATATTATCATCAGAGTCAGTTCTAACAACCACTGCAGCACCCGCATTAGATAATACTCTTACTACAGTAGCATTGCTAACAGTAGTAGCATTACCACTACCTGCTGCCAGAGCTGCTTTTTGTCCTAGAGGTAAAAGTCTAGACATCAGTTTCTTCCTCTTCTGTTTCTGCTTCTACATCAGTTTCCACTTCTGTTTCTGCTTCTGCTTCCTGATCTAATGTACCAAAAAGGTCATTAGAAGCATATGGTCGCAAACCATCTATTCTCTCAGCAGATTTTGCATAGAGAATATCTTTGATCTGGTCGCTAATGTCTGCAGCAGACGCATCTGTTGCTATCATGTTGACGAGTTCTTCCATAATAATATGTTATACTGATAAAGTTATTTATATCTCTCCCTCGTTGGGCTTAGGCATATTTTGCGGTTGCGGTGCAGGTGCTGCTTCTTCCTCACCCATTTCTGCCATTGGATCTCCCATAGCACCCTGTTCAAATTCTAACATTTGTTGGTTTGGATCTGGTATAACACCGTTAGCAATTTCTTCTTCAATTTGCTCATCTATCTCTACAATTTCTGCGTCTTTTTGTCGCAATACATTTCTTCTAATATATTCTGTAGAATAATATCTACCAACATAAGGTTCTACCATACCAAGTAAACCTAAACGACCTTCCATTAATTCTTTATCTTTTAATTCTGCAAAATGATTGTCGTATATAAAGTCAAACTGGATGTGCTCTGACATGATCTCCCAGTCTTCGGGTGTCACAATGTTCTTAAGAAGTAATTGTGATCTTAGTATATCTAAAAAGATCTTACCAAAACGCTTACGCAATCTACCAACAAACTTACTAAACTTAAGTTCATCTCTTAGTATCTCAGATGATCTACCTAAATTAAATCCATCACCAGACCCTGCAATTCTTGACTCAGGAACTCCTAATGATCTGTATAATTTAGATTGGAAGTATTCTATATCTGCTAACTCACCTAAGTTTTGTCCACCAGGTAATGTAGTAATTTCAGTTCCTCTACCACCTTCTCTACGAGGTAACCAGAAGTCTTCTAACATAGACATATATTTTTTATCATCTCTTACTTCACCTGATGCTGAGTCATAGACTAGTTTATTTCTATAACGAGACATGACATCACGCAAATATTGTTCTGCTTTTATCTTAGGAAGATTACCAACATCAATATAAAATATTCTTCTCTCAGGTGCTCTTGATAATCTGTAGATAACAAGACTATCCTCAATCATTCTAAGTTGATTAAGTGATTTAATTGCTTTTTGTAAGTATGATAATACAGTTCCTTTATTTCTATCTACTAAACCTGATGTGCAATATGTAATAGAATCTTTTGCAAGTTTAATTCCTTTCATTGCAGTACCCGCACCACCCATTGCCATGTTAGTAGGATAGCGTGGTTCTGGAGTATACATGAAATACTCTTCTATCTTTGGAAAATATACTTTCTCAGACTCGTGTACATTACTTGTATTGAATAACTGTGCACTTTGATCATCTTTCTTTTGTTCTTTGCGTACATAACGCATTTTCATTGGATCAATATACCTCAGTTCTTGTATACCATCTTGAGGTTTTTTGATATCAATTACTTTATTGTAATATACTCTACCATCAACATACCAGTTTCTAAAGATCTCATGTGCTTTAGTATCAAAATCTAATAGATCTTTTATATGTTTAAACTCATCTCTAATTTTATCTTTAATACCATCAGATGCATTTAGATTATCCAGATCAATCTCTACAGGAGAATCATTTGTATCTGATACAATAGCTTCATTAACAATATCTTCTACAGCACTATCCACTTCTGGATGCAATGCCATTTCTCTGTATTTTCTTATAGCTTGATGCTCATTTTTATATATTCCTTCTAAGTCAATTACTTGGGAAGAAAAACCAGACTGTATATAATAGTCAACCCCATCCTCACCTGTCTGAGGAATGGGGGAAACTACACCTTTTGGAAGGTCGTCTTTATCATCAATACTAAAACCAAAAAGTCGTGCCATCTTATAGAGAGGTATTCTTATCCTTTCTATTTATTATACCACGGATCAAGCAACATCGCCACCTTGACCTGCTGCTTCCCACCACTGAACCTGTAGGGTTACAGTAAACTCTTCAACTGCGTCTGAAGAATCGTAAGAAAGGTCAATTTGAGATACTTGAGTTGGGAATACACTATAGAACTTATATGTTCTAAGGATAGGCATATTCTCACTTGATGATTGTGATGCTGAATCAACTGGTGATCTACCTAGTTGATACACATATGCATCTTTAGTATAATCTTCTGGGTTGATATTACCTGCGTTATCAGATACTTTAGACATGGAGTTCATCCATCTCTCGAAAGAACCTCTGATTGCGAAGTCTGTATCGTTAATTACAGTAATCTGCCATTCATCGAATGTTCTGTCACCTGCAATTTTTAACTGTCTGCCTCTAAAAGGTACAGTTATAGGAGCGATGTTAGATGCAGGGAGTGCAGCAGCTTTGACAAGGAACCTAGATTTAGGATCTATGTCTGCTACTGACGCATCTACAGCACCATCTGGGAAAGCAAGAACAACCTCAAACAGATTAGGTCTTGCAATACCACCCGTTAACCTCGACTTGAACTTATCTATAGTTCTATCCGAAGTCTTTGGCGGGTTTTGGGAATTGATTGCCATTGGTCTTTTACCTAAAGTGGATTAATTAAACTTTTCCAATAACTTCGTCAAAGGAAACACCTGTTCGTGTTGCCACGAAGGTTAGACCGATGAAGTTAATTGATCTTGCTGGCTTGATGTAAACATCAGCAACGAACTCGTTACTATCTATGATAGCAGGAGTATTATTTGTCTCATCGCAGATGACGATGAAGTCTTGGATACCACGCTTGGACTGTACATCTCTTAAGAATGGTTCAACGATATTGATAAAGTTGATCCTTGTGATCTCATCGTTGAATTCAAAGAGTATGTCCTTAGCAGCAGCAGCGATTGCCTTCTCGATGAAGATAAACAATCTACGAACATTGATACGATCGAATGCAGATGCTCTACCTAGTCCAGTCTTATCACCGAATAGAACTATTCCTGCACCAGGTGCTGTGATAATTGGGTTGATTCTGTTAGAGTATAACTTATCTCTATGAACCTTGTTAGGTGTGAATGCTAGTTTAACAGCATTTAATATAGCACCTCTAGCAGTACCGCCTGGTGAGAACCAAGGGAACTGGTTAATATCGTTTCTTGCACATGTACCTGCGATATCTCCATTCATAGGAACATATCTGAACTGTTGGTTAAACCTGTCATACATGTACTTGTAACCACTATCAAGAACCGCATAAGAACTTGATGTGATTGGTGAGTAGTAAGCAACTATGTTGTCGGTTACTGTGTCTGGTTTCAACTGAAGTGACTCACCTGATCCAGATGGACTTAAGAATGATCCTCTCCAAGGAGATAGGAATGCAACTGCATCCTTTCTAAACTCAGCAATCTCAATTAGTTTGTTTGATAATGCTTGAGTTTCATTCTTACCATGGTTAGCAGAACCTAGGAGTAAGAAGTCTATATCATACTCGTCTGTGTTTCTTAAGAAGTCGTATGCTTCAGATAAAGCACCGATGTCTAACTTAAGAGCATTCTGCTCAGTGATTGTGCCGATTCCATTGTAGTTTAAACCACCTGTCATTACAGCACTGTAGTTACCGATAGAACTGAAAGTAATATTCTCAGTATCCTGATCCCAACCACCATCACCGAATACATCCCAACCGTCTTCTGAGAATCCAGTTGTTGTAATTCCTGTAGGTGCACCACCTGCAAAGATGTTATTAGATCCAATCTCAATAACCTTTCTCCAGTATGATGAAGAACCTGCTGAGAATAGTGCGTCTTTTGCCTTAGATAGGTTTGTAAACTTCTCTAGTACTGAACCTGCATTACCTGTTATAGTACCTTTGTCATCGTAGACAACAACATGTACTTCATCAAATCTAGAATTTCTGACTGATGCATAAGCAGATGTGCCAGGTTTGTCAGCGATTTGATTCCACTTGATGCTAACACCACTTGATAGTGTAATTGATTGCTGATCGAACCAGTCTGCTGCACTAGTGTATGTTGTTACACCACTGTATGTGCCAGGTGCTAAATTTCTCCATGAACCGTATCTTCTTATTTCTCCTGTGTGAATACCAAGATAACCTGTCTCAGAGAAATTGTAGATACCGCCTGGTTGATAGTCAACTGCAGTTTCTGTTCCACCTGCAGATACATGTGAAATTAGTTTAACTGTGATTGCTGACATACCGACTTCAACAATCTGTCCTTTGAAGTATCCATCAAGTACACTAGTTGAACCTGCACCTGCTATAACTGTGTTGGCAGGAACTACCTGTGTTACAGCATATCCAACCTGTAGATCTATAGGATCAATAGGAACTGTTGTAGAACCATATCCTAATACATTGGTTGTGACGATACCTGTTAGTACCTGATCACCAAATCCATCAATAGTACATACCTTAATACCATTTGACCATGAGCCAGGATTCTTAGCAGCATATGTAACACCTGCAATAGTGTTCTCTGCATACCCTGCGTTTGTATAGTCATCTGGACTTTTTATCTTTACGCTTTGAGCGATTCCTATAAAACCGTTCTTTAATTCTTCGTCGTCAGCACGAACAACTCTCATCACACCACCATAGGCGAGATAGGATGAGGCAGTTAACCAGTATTCGTAATGACTATCTTTTGGATAAGGTTGTCCATAAGTGTCAAGTAGATCTGCTTCTGTCTCTATGAGTTGAGGACTCTCCACAGGTCCTTTTGCAAATGGAGCAGCTAATCCACCTGTTAGTGTTGATGTCGCATCAACTCTACCATTGGTTAGATCAACTTCCCTTACAACAATACCAGGAGATGCTAAATTTAGTGGCATCTGTTCTTCCCCTTAGATTCCAATTTTGTCTATCATTATTTATTATTTGTGGTCTTTTGATCGGGGAAACAATGCATGAACACTACCAGTCAGGATAGTCTGCTAGGTATGGAGGTAAAGGTCTAGGTCTGTTTCTTTTCTTTTTTTGCCTAGATTTTCTAATTCTTTCGATAGTACATTTCTTACATTCATATGAATATGATGATCTAAGGTGTGTACTATTTTTATGTGTTATATAAAAATCCTCTATCAAGTTTTTTGTTGCTTTACATATTCTACATGTTCTTTCAGTTAATAATAGGTCACTATGACTAAACTGATCTTCTATGTCCATTGTGATAGAATCCAACTACTAGAGTTCTTTTTATCTTCACCTCCAACACCAAACGCAAATGAAACCCTAGGGTCTTTATCAAATGCATCTATCTCTGGAATATTATCTTTTGTCCTATCTCCACCATTAGCAAACAAAACATCATCAAATAACTCAAGTGTTTTATTAATTAGATCAATAGAACTATTGTTATCATCATTGAATGATACACAACTATCTACCATTTTTAGTTCTTTAATAATACACATTCTCTCATTTATAGGCATAAATGGTTTACCTTTCTTTCTAGTTAACCATTCATCTGAGTTACAACCTACTATAAGAATGTCTCCTAGTTTCTTTGCTTCTTTAAAATGTGCAATGTGTCCACTGTGGATTGGATCAAACCCACCACTAACAATAACAACCTTCATTTATACTCCCACATGAATGAGCGATCACCATATTCATCTGCTTTCATCCACCTGTCACCATTACCATCAACAAACTCGTCCTCGTCATCTACACCATCCAGTATAAAACCAAAAGGAGCCATGTCTTGCTCAATCTGATTCTTCTGTTCTTCATAGATGCGTTTACGAACATCTGTATCTGTCATCTCTTTGAAATAGTCTTGTGCAACTAACCATGCAAAGATAACAAGACACATTGCTAGGTCATCATGGCAACCATCTTCTGCTTCCCATGACTGTTTCTTCTGAACAAAGGTGGTAAGTTCAGCAATGATATCATAATCATTTGTTATTATTTTATCATCTTCCATCAAAGTTTTCAAGTTAGAGCAACCTAATTTCTTAACTGCCTGAGACATTCTCACACCAAGTTGGGTTTTACTACCAGAGAATCCTGATCCTACTTGTTGACCATTTCTACCTCTCATAGCACACATAAGAAGATTTTCATATTCTAAATCATATTGCATAATACTTGCAACCTGTTCTCCTATATCATTAATCTCTACCAATACATATGCATTATTATATGCTTTTGCTACATCCATTATAAGATTTGGAAACAGCATAGGTTTTATTTCTGCATTCTTATATCTTGCTACAGTCTTATATGGATATGTCGTTATATCAAATACTATAAATGCTGAGGAGTCATGGTCTATTCCTCTAGCAGTATCTACAGTTATAATATAATCATTACCTTTAACAGGATGTTCGTATACTAATAATCCCTTATGGTTGTTAACTATTGGATCTTCAAATACAAGGTTTCTAAGTTTAGTTACACTAATCAATGTATCAACAGATCCTAGGAACTCACACTCAAACTCAACCTTAAACTGTTGTTCTGATGTGTTCTTTATAGTTTGTTCTTTCCATGCCTCATCTCTACCTGGCACTTCTGACCAGTGTACCTCAGTAGCAGTGTATTCATTCTTACCCCTCTGTGCATCATGCCAATACCTATAGAAATGATTCATACCACATGGGGTAGAAACCATTATGACTTTTGTGGATTTACCAGAAGTGATAGTAGGATATACTGAGCTGAAGAATGCCTCAGCAATATGATTAGGAACAAAGGCAAACTCATCCAGAAAAATAATGTTGAAAGACATACCTCTAACTGCAGATGCAGAGGTAGATGCTGCCAGTATTTTAGATCCATTTTCTAACTCCATTGATCCTTTATTCCATGACAATATACCTTGCTGCATCCACTTAGGTAAATTTTCATAGGCAGTTTGTAATCTACCTAATAATTCCCTAGCAGTTGCTGCTTTGTTTGCCAGAATACCTACATTAACACTATCATTAAAAACAATATAATGCAACAGGTAAGCAACACATGTGGTTGACTTACCAGTCTGTCTAGGCATCTTACATATATTAAATCTAGATTCGTGGAAATTTCTAATCAGTTCTTCTTGAAAATCCCACATTTTAAAATGCACAAGACCTTCATCAAGAGAAACAATCTTTATATAATTCTTTGCAAAATATATCGGATCCTGTTTACACTTAATAAACTCTTGAATCTGATCTGTAGAAAATTCAACCTTTGTATTTGCTTTCTTTAGATTCGGATTACCAAGATACACATCTTGATCAGCCATTCATCTCCTCATATGCCATCTTCATTATATATGCGATGACAATAGTAACTGCTATCACTAGTATCAACACCATTATATTAACACTATGAACTACTGTCATTGCCAATATTCATCTAATACATCAAAAGTTCTATTGAGATAATCATTTGCTCCTCTGCAATATCCTTCATTCTTTTCTCCTATCTCACACTTGTAATGTATTTCTCTTTTGAGTTGCATAAGTTTATTTGTCATTGCAACTTTGTCTAGTCTACCATTCATTAGTCTCTTTGCCTCCAGTCATCTGACCTTTTGTTTTTAAACCAATCTGCTATATCATCTGCTCCACTGAAACCCCTTTTGTGTAACCTTGGATCAGAGTCCCCAATATCCAAGTACTTAAGAAAAGACGAGTCATCATCCCTGTTTAATCTTCGTGCCGAACTTAACATACCTCTAGCAGATGTGTTTGCTTTTGACAGTTTCTCTGCCCATATCATGTCTTCCAAATTCACCTCTTGACCTGCTGCAATTGATTTGCAGATTTCTACTAACCGTAGACGATATGCTGTTGATAACATAAACTAATAATAGTGATTAATTAATATTATGTATGAGGTTAATTTGCTCGAAAGTTCAGTGATATTGCGGTTCGCTGACCGTTTGTTAATGGAACTTCATGTAAGAGCAACGACGGGAAAATTATTAATAAATTATTAACTGGTTTTATTTCTACATCTCCTTCAAAAATTATAGGAGCACTATCTTTATCTACTTTAGCATAATATACACATGATAGATCGTTTGGAAAATGATTATGTGGTTTTGCATAATCACCTTTATTATAACGCATCATCCATAAATTATTACATTCAAATTTTGTATCTTCTCTCATATGAAAATAGTCACGACCAACAGTCTCACAACATTTAGTAACTATTGAAACAAATGATTTTAATTTAGGATAGTCCATTGCCCACATGTTACTTCTCCAAGAAGATCTTACAGGAGCATTGGGTAATTCTTTGTTATAATCTTCGGGATATAAATTTCTATACTCTTCTATTACATGAGAAACATCTAACTCAGGTAACTTCACTGTAAAAATTGGTAACTCTTTTTTGACAGTTACTGTGTCAATCGTATTCAATGCCATTCAATTCCGAAAAAGATTCTGTAAGATGTCTTCTTATTTCACTTTGTAGGTGTCTTGTATCCATTATACATGGAGTACAATATTTCATAGGGTCTGGACAATCAAAACATGGTTTAGTAGATCCAGATACTTTAAGTCTTACTATTAAGTCCTCTGTTAACTCAATAAATTCTACACTCCCACCATCACCTTCTATATGTTGTTTTATAGGATCTATGGATTCTTTAATTTTATCAGAGAAGGATTGCACCTATTATAAACCCCTTGGCAAACGCTATGCATTTCATTTGATAATCTGACAACCCAAACTTATCTTGAAACTTTTTAATAAGTCTCTTGTCCCATTCAACAAATTTATCAAATAGTTTTTGAGTTTTGTCTGAGAGTGCCATGTTCAATCTTTACTTTTATGTATAAAAAATGTTACCAGATATTGAGATCCTTTCTTCATCGCTAACATAAAAAGGATATACACAATGTTTAAATGTAGAAGGAAAAAATAACATCTTACCTTCCTTATCAGGATCCATAAAATATGGATATGGATATATTGTACCTGTTGTATCAATATAAGTCAAGTCAAAATTAGAAGCACATGGTTGTCCAACATCTTGTAAGAAAGGTAGACTGTGCTGTTCTTTTGATTCTGTTGGTATCTTCATCCATATAACAAACGAGTATGCACCCGAATGATCATGTGCAGGATTAAACTCATGTTTCCTTTGATGATTAACCCAGAAACCATCTAACGCTATATTGCGATCTGATATAGTGTCAGGTTTTCTAATTGTAAATGGAAATTCTTTTTTATAGTTCTCAACACAATCCTTTAGCACATTATTTAAAAACCAGTCATCTGTATCTTTAAGACCTGTGCTCTTTGAAATGTTACCTGCAAGAGATCCTTTTACATTTAAGCCAGGAAATCTTGACGCATGGATAACTTTCCAGAGATAATCAATTACCTCTGTATCCAAAGAAATTTCTAACCATCCTGAGACAGGAGGAGAAATCGCATCATATTTAAACATAATAAAAAGTTAGTTTACAAACTAGGAATGCCAAACCCTGTACCTACAGGAGGTATTGACTTCTCAGCCCCGCCACCAAGATCAGGTAATGAACCACCTAATCCACCAACACCAGGTATGCTAGGCATAACTGATTCCATAATTTTACCTTTGACACTATCTATTATAGCATCTTTTCTGATGAATACATATCCACCAAGACCGACTATTCCAAGTGCTACTGCACCTGAGAAAATAGCGATTCCATTAATAACTTTTTGCATGATTAACTTTTCTTTGGAGTTGAGGGGTTAATGACCAATGGTGCTTGTTCTAATCTAATAGTCTGTACGGGTGCTGCTTGAGTTGCTTTGTCAATCAACCTCTCCATATCTGCTTTAGATATATTACCATTAGGTCCACTACCACCGCCAGGTGGCATTTTCATAGTTCCATCACCTTTCTTACTAGCCGTTTGGATGCCAAAACTAGCTAAAACTCCTGTAAAAACCGAAGCTATGAAAGTTGGATCTATCTTTTGTTGAGGTACACCAGGTATAGCAACATAGTTTAATGTTAGTATACCACCTGACCATACCAAAACACCAAGACGCACAAAGGTACTAATAATAGCAGCTTGTTCGTCCTGATCAGGAAGTACTTTATCTTTGATTTTGCCAAAGATACCTTTCTCTTCCTTCTTTACTTCTGACATGAATTATAATTTATTCTAGCCTTATTTAGTATCTAAGAATCCTTTCTTGATGAGTTTCTGCAACTCGGCAGTGCTGCCAGTGAAAATAGCGTTATTAGTAACATGATTTGTAGTGTTGTTTTTAGTCTCGTCAATTTCTTTCACCTTTTTTTGAAGATCCATTAGTTTGTCTGCTATATCAGCAGTTGACTTTAAGACCTGACCTGCCACTTCAAATGCTCTAGGAGATCCAGATTCATTTGCTACATCCATTATACCATCCAGAGTTTCTTGCCCTTTTTCTATTAAGTTATATAACTGTGCTCTGGAGTATTGATAGTCTTTATCTATCTCAGCACCATGATCTTTTTTCTCAGGTACATCTTTATGCTTATTAAACTTTTGTACATAAGCATGATCATCAGATGTAGTATTTAATGCGTCGTCTATTGGTTTAGACATTATACATCCTCTCTTCTAGTTGGACTGTAAATCTTAGAATCACTAAACATCTCAGTGCTCTCACTAAATCCAAAGTCATCTGCAGGTCCTGCAGTTAAAGGATCTGGTTGTACTTTGTATCTCATTTCTCTCTTAGCAGTATCTGTTTCAGTATTAGAATAGTAATCCACTTGAACTTTTTTGATTAGTCCATCTGTACTATCTGCAACAGGACCGAAGAGATAAGTTTTAGCATTAAAATTAAAAGTATACATCAAGACTCTTCTAGTTTGAAAATCTGATTCATACTCATCTTCAAAATTAATATTTTCCAATACAATAGGAATATCTCTTTTCTCTCCAATAGAACTTACTAAGTCTATTGTAATGTTAAATGCAGGTTGGAAGAATGGTAATATCTGTTCTACAATTTGTAATGCATCATCATTTAATTTTGTCATTACATTTAATTCAAATCCTATGTTATATGGGACAGGAAGATATACTTTCTTTGCTTTAGTATTGTCTGTAGTATCAGTTGCTTTGAATGTTCTAGTAATGCTTGATTTTCTGCTAGGATCATATGACATGTCATTCATCTCAAATGACATTCTAGGTAATGTTATAGCAACTGCTTTTGATAGTTCTTCCTGTTGCTGTAATTTTGCTAAGAATTTTTGTTTAGGACCGTAAGTTAAAGGGACTTTAGTTTCACTAAGAGTTCCTCCATTCCTATCTTCATGTCTGATTTGAATATCATTAAACAATGTACCGAAACCGATAATTGTTTTTCTTATAATTTCATGGTAAAAATAAGTACCTAACATTATACATCTCCAAAGGGATTAGATTCAGTGAAGTCTAAAAGTGCATCAGCAGCAGTTTCAAATTCTTCATTCATGTTGTATTCAGATCCTGCAGCATGATCACTTAAGTCATCAGTGTATGAAAGCACTTGGTATCTTGCAGACGATGCAGTACCAGTTATAAACTCTCCTGCTCTGAAATCACCAGTATTTATTGTAATTTGTAATTCTCTAGTAGTTTCGTTCCAACTTTGTACATATGCTTCAGTGCCAGAATCAGATCCAACCACTCTTTCATTTAGGTGATATGTTCCTATTCCTATTGCTAGAGGAGAACTAACTGTAACAGTTGGAATGCCCTCATATCCAGAACCTGCATTAGTTAAGAATATGCTAGAAAGAACAGATCCTTGTATTATTCCCACAGCAGTTGCTTGTACTTGACCTGTCTTAATACCTACAGTTCCTGTAGTTCCAATTCCAACATCTGATGGATGTTGTATAGTTATAATAGGTGCAGCAACATAATTAGAACCTGGTTGTGAAATTCTAATAGATCCAATACCTGAGTTAGTCAATGTAGCAGTTGCAGCAGCACCCACACCTGGCGTTCCAAATCCTATTGTAGGTGGTTCAACATATGCAAAACCAGGATTGGTAATTGCAACAAAATCTATTGCATTGAGTAGACCTTTTTGAGTTGTAATAGCAACTGCCTGACCCATAGCATCTGATACACCTGCAGGTGATGGACTTACAACAATACTTGGTGGAGTTGTATATCCAGATCCATCGTCATTTAATGTAATTTTCTGTAATGCTCCTGACGGTGCAAATGTATCTACAGCTATTTGTGCTGTAGAACCAATACCTGCAAGAACAACAGTTGTTATATTTCCTTCTTCACTCAATCTAGTATCAATTTGAGCAACATTGGTGTCAATAATTTCGTCTTGTAACTGGAAGAGTTCACATTGTAATTCATAAGTATAATTTTTACCTAACTGGAAGAAAGGCATCTCATGTTCTACATGCTTTATTTCAAATAATCTTTCTCCTAATGGGAAGAATATAAGATCTCCCTCTTTAGGTCTAGTTCCAAATAATAAGTCACCATCTTGATCACCTTGTAAGTTAGTAGAGTTAAATTGAAATGGTGCTATAAAATCTTCAAACCTTTCTCTAGATATTGTTAGTGTAATTTCGTTCTGTAAATTTATACCAAACTTAGTCATTATATCACTACCTTTTGCATATCCTTCATAGTTGTTTAGGTATGCTTCCATCAAATAATTATCATTAAATTTAGATGACTGAACCTCACCTAATATATCATCAGTCGCTATTAATTTTCTAGGAATATAATAAACATCTATTCCAAACATTTTCAAATGCTCGTCTACCAGAGACTGTACCAATCTCTGTTCTTCGGGTGAACCGTGTTGGAAAAAAGGTGATACAGGCATTATCCAATCATGTCAAGTACAGGAACTTCATAAGTAGATAGCATATTTTGTTCGAGTTCTCTTAACTCTAAGTCACCATCTTCATAAATTTGTCTGCCATTTAACTCAGTCCCGCCAGGTAGTTTTACTCCTTGGAATTTTATGAGGTTTTGTCCCCATTGTTTTTTAGTTTTTGCAACAACATATCTTTTTAAGAATGAGTCGTTATATACTCCTGCATAATTTGCAGGATCCATAATTCTGTAACACTCTATCAATACAAAATGACTTACTGTTGCAGATGCCCAATCAATATCAAGATATAATTTATTATTTCTTTTATTAAATCTGACCTGTGTTGATGTTGTCAATAAGAAGTTAATATCTTCTAGATATGTTTTTGTCATAGAATAATTTAGAAGACCATCATATCCTAAATTGAATGCAATATCATTTAAGAATAGTTGATATTTTAAATTAAACATACCATTACTAAGTCCACTACTGTCAAAGTTCATGACCTTTTCAATACCAATTACAGAATCAGGAACTGTCAAGTAATTTGAGTTCTCTTCAAAATCACCAGATGTAGTTGTTGTAGTTGTAATACCTAATGTATTAGTACCACCTCTAGCTCTACCTCTTTTAATATCATCTTCTGTTAATTTATATTTTAGCAATACTTTTTCTACACCATCAAAATGTCTCTCATAAAAATATTGTAGAGAGTCATCTAGTAAATCATCGAACTGCTCATCAGCAACATTGACCTCCAATACAGGAGCACCAAGTTGTCTAAAAACATAGTCTTGTAATGTTACTCTACTACTAGGTTTTGCCATTAGAAGAAGCCTCCATCAATTGAATTAGTCCACTGTGGAACACCTGATGCATTTGTTGTCATAACATATGCAGAGGTAGTTAAGAATCCTACAGTGCTTGCAGAACTAACTAGTCTACCATCATCCTCAAAGTATGCCATACCATTAGGACCACTATATCCTATACCAGTGCTTCCACCCTGATCAGAACGATAGTATAATCCTTGTTTAAATGTTGCATATCCAACGACATGAACATTATCTTGAATTGTAACTTGACCTACTGCAGAATCTAATACTAACTCACCACTATTAGTTGTTATTTTAGTAGTAGAACTACCTGCACCGATCAGAAGGTCAGATATTGTACTGACACCAGTTACGATCAAATTATTTAGAGTAGATATTCCAGAGATGTTTATATTTCTACCATCTATCTCATCATATACAACATCACCAACAACATTTAAGTTACCTGCAACAAATACATCTTGTGAGAATGTTGCTATACCAGTAACAGTCATAGCACCACCAACTCTAATGTCAGATGCGACATTCAAATCGGTTATGATACCAGATTGTGATTTTAGATTTGTTATTGCAAAATCAGTTGCTAAACCTGCAGTGATTTTAGCATCAAGAATATCTGCATCAGCAAGATCTACAGCATTTGCAGTTACAACACCTGCTGTTGCTGTAATAGAAGTTCCGATTGAAACTTCTCCTTTGTAAACACCATTGTCTATGAATGATGTAATACCAAGTAACTCTGTACCAGATGCTCTAATAATTACTCTATCACCGACTCCAGATGCACTAGTATCTGCATACATCAATTTAAGAGTCTTATCATCTGTCATCAAGAAGTCACTATTACCTGCAGCAGTTTGAACACTGAAGTAATCACTTCTTACTTGGACTCTACCATAAGTTGTATTACCATTAGCATGCTGTAAAATAACATGTCCTCTGTTATTAAATGCATCAGTATCTTGATGATAGATCTTGAAGTCTGTATTGTCACCAATTCTTACCTCAACATTATCAGGTATATCTGTGTGACTGTTAAGACCAACAGGAGAGTTGATTGTTAATGAACCATTACCTATTGTTTGTCCAACTGTAAAGTTAGTAACGATTCCTGTATTGATTTTAGCATCAACAGCATCGAGTGCAGAAGCATCAATCGTTGTGATTGTTGCTGCAGTACCAACGATATCAGTAATGATACCAGATTGAATCTTAGCATTTGTTATTGCAAAATCAGTTGCTAAACCTGCTAAGACCTTAGCATCAACAATATCAATATTATTAACATCAGCAATATCACTAAAGGTTACAACACCAGTAGCATTAATCCTTTCAAATCTAGCAGTGTCTAGAACATCTAATCTATCTCTAGGTGCAGCAGTTGCAATACCAATTTTCTGATTGGCATCAAGACGCATACCTTCAACATTATCAGTGTTAAATCTGATAGTGCCATCAGAACCAGAATCATCTAGAGCAATAGAAGTATCATTTTTCTGGAACGCATCTAACTGAATAACTGTAGCAGTTAAGATACCTAAGATGTTTACATCACCAGTAATGTTGATGTCTCCAGAACCAGCTGGGTCAATGTTAATATCTCCAGAAGTAGATTCTATATTATTTCCTGCTATCTGGATGTTACCAAATGTACCACTGTTAGGTGTAATCTGACTGCTATTTGAACCATCAGTAATCGTTAGATTAGATAGTGCCTGTAGACTTGTTACTTGTTGTGAGAATGATACTGTACCATTTTCTTGATCAACAAAGAATGCTTCACCAACTCTAAAGTCTCCTTTCTGGTCAATACTTACATAAGATACATCACCGTTGTTTGACTCAGTAACTTCATTTGCTTGTATTGCTAAGTTAGGATCATTAGAAATGTCTCCACCTGCACCAACCATATTAAAGTTGATTGCAAAAAGACGCAATGTGACACCATCACCATCAGCGATAATACCTTTCTGACCGTACTCAACTGCACAACTAACAGAACGCATGTCAGCACCAAACTGACTGTAATCTGCTAGAATTACCTTAGTAGCAGTTCCAATTCCACCACCTGCTTGTGTGATGCGAACATCCTGATTACGAATTACATCGTCACTAGTAGTCTTAATACCACTAGTACCATCAAAGTGTAAAAGTAGTTTTGTATCTTTATCTCCTGTTGGAGCAGAAGTAGGAGCAGTGAAGTTTGCTGTATACTTAGCAACACCTTTTTCAATTCTTACCTCATCAATCCAACCTGTTACATTATTGCTTGCACCATCAAAGTCTGCACCAAATACAATACCCTTAGATGAACCATAATCGGTAGTATCAGAGAACTTAATACCTCTTTGTGTACCATCAACAAATAATCTTGTGTCTGTACCTTCTCTTGCTATTGCAAAGTGTTTCCAAACTCCAGTAGCAATACCTGCACCAGATCCAGTAATAGCAGTAGTTGTACCAACTCTTAGATCAACTTCACCTGCAGCACGATATGCAAGACTTAGACCTTCAGCATCAGTGCCATTGTCTCTTAAGTCAAATAGTGTTGCACTAGAAAGACCAGTTGTATTTGAGTATGCCCAGAATTCAATTGTGAAGTCTGTGTTAGTACCAAATCCAAGATCACCACTAGAAGGAACACTGATAGAATCGTTACTACCATCTAACTTAAGTGCTGCAGTACCAAACTTCTTAACAGTAGTATCTAACTGAGCATCATCATTAAATGTTACTGATTTAGCAGTCCTAGCATTAAGAACTTCAAATCCAAGTTGTTTACCAGTTACACCTAAGTAAGTTCCATCATAAGATGCAACAACAGCAGAACCTAATTCAGTGGTTCCATCAGTATCAAACAGAGTAATTGTATTACCAACACCAACAGTTGTGATACCTGTCAATCTTAATCTAGTCTGACCTGCAGAGTGTATACCAAGAGATCCAGATACACCTTTGATCGCTTCTGATGCAAAGTAAGTAAAGCAATTGATATATTCACAACGAGAACCGTTGGTTAATACAACACCTTTACTGTTAGGTACAATAAATGTAACCTCATTGAACAGCATCGCTGCCTCAAGCGATCCTGATGCTACCTCAGAACCATCTAAGTATGCACCACCACCAGAAAGATATGATGATGGATTGGAATCAGCAGAAGCATAACCATATGGATCAGATGAAGTAACATTACTACCTTTGTTGAATACAGTTACTCGTTGTACATAAGGTGATCTGCTAGTAAGTGCAATACCTGGTGCATACTTGAACGCATAACCTTCATTTGCTGATGTATTGAAGAACATGTCAGCAATGGTAATATCTTCAATAACAGATCTGTCATTAAGTAAGAAAGCATCCTTTTGCTTAGTAGCATTAGTAGGAATAACTTTAGTAGCACGAAGACCTGCACCCCTGATTGTTAAACCAGCTGGAACAGTAAGTGGGAATGTTTCTTGATAAACACCTGCAGAAACGCTTAGAACATCATTAACACCAATATTTGTGATCTGTGATAGAGCATATGCAATTGTTCTGAATGGTCTTTCTGCTGTTCTACCACGAGAAGGTTCACCGTCATCAACACCATTTGTAGATACAAACCATGTATCTAACTTAGCATTGATTGTTGCAATACCAATCTGAGCAGGTTCTTTCCATACAACTTGTCCTGCAGCATTAGTGCTCAACATATGTTGAGTATTAACACCAACGACTCCTGTAGAGTCATATAGAGAAGTTATATAACCTGCATTAATCTTAGCAGTTAAGGCATCTAAATCTGTAACATCAATCGTAGCAATTGATGCAGCAGTACCAACTATATCAGTGACTGCTAATCCTGTAATATTTGTATTCTTGGCATCTAATGTTTCTACATCAAGAGTTGTTATTGTACCGTAAGTACCTACCAATGATGTGACAACACCTGCAGTAATTTTAGCATTAAGAATATCGCCATTACTTACATCTAAAGTAGCGATTGTTGCAGCAGTACCAACGATGTCTGTTACTGCAACTCCAGTGATGCTTATACTTGCAGCATCAAGAGTTTCTACATCAAGAGTTGTAATCGTTGCATATGTACCAACCAGTGATGTAACAAGACCTGTTGTAACCTTAATATTATTAAGATCAGCAGTCTCTGCATCAAATACTGATATGGTTGCTGCAGTACCAACTATATCGGTAACTGCTAGTCCTGTAATATTAACATCTTTAGCATCTAATGTTTCTATGTCAACTGTTGAGACAGTTGCGTAAGTGCCTACTAGAGATGTTACTACACCTGCAGTAATTTTAGCATTTACGATATCTCCTTCTGTTGCAGAAATCGTTGTTATTGTAGCAGCAGTACCAACAATATCGGTGACTGCTAATCCTGTAATATTGACATCTTTAGCATCTAATGTTTCTACATCAAGAGTTCCAATCGTTGCATATGTACCAACTTGTGAATCAACACTTAAATCGTCAATGTAAGCAACACCGTTAATGTAGATATCTTTCCATTGTTGACTAGGACTACCAATGTTATAGGTATCGTCATCATCAGGAATGAAACTTGAATCAATATCAGCATTGAATACAATATTATCTGATATAGAATCACCAAGACCAATTGTACCACCTTTGAATGTTACATTACCAACGAATGTTGATGCACCACCAACTCTGAAATCTTTTTCTACATCTAGACTATTGTTTAAGTCAACAAACTGAGTTACAGTGAGTCCACCACCAATGGTTACATCAGAAGATGCATCCAGAGTTGTAACAATACCAGAACCTATTGTGGCAGTTACAATATCAGCAGTATTAAAATCAACTGTCGTAATTGTTGCTGCAGTACCAACGATATCTGTAATGATACCTGCAGTAATTTTAGCATTTACAATATCTCCTTCTACAATATCAAGTGTTGTGATTGTAGCAGCAGTACCAACAATGTCTGTAATGATACCTGCTGTAATTTTAACATCCTTAAGATCTGCAGTTTCGGTATCAAATACTGATATAGTTGCAGCAGTACCAACTATGTCAGTAACAGCAACTCCAGTAATGTTTATATTTTGAGCATCTAATGTTTCTACATCTAAAGTTGTTATAGTTGCGTAAGTACCAACCAAAGAAGTAACAATACCTGCAGTAACATACGCTGCTTCTACACCAAGATCATTGACATCAATTTGAGGAATTGTAGCAACTCCAGATACACTAACATCACCATTTACTGCGAGTAAAGCGTCAGGTGTAGTAGTTCCTATACCAACCCAGCCAACATTATTACCTGAGATCCATTTTGTATCTCCAGAACCAATTATTAATTGAGTATCTTCTGTTGTTTGTGCAACATCTTGATTTAAACCAATAATTACATTACCACTACCAGTGTTATACTTACCTGCAGATTGTCCTATGGCAATATTATCATTACCATAAACATTGTATAATGCGTAAGCACCAATAGCAATGTTATTACTTTGATCAGTTGATATACCTGCTCCCCATAATGCCTCACGACCTAAAGCAATATTCTGTAAATGATTTTCTTTACCACTTGTAGTTGTTATACCTGCATTTACGATTAAGAATCCATAAGTTCCACTTAATCCTATACTACCACTTGATAAGTAAATAGCATCATTAATATCTGTAAGTAATCCAAAGTCATCAGTTCCTTTAACCGTAAAAGGTCCTGCTTTAGTTTTATCTAAGTGTCCATTACTTGCACCACCAATAGTAAATGTCAAGTTGCCACTAACAGCAGTGTTAACAATACTTAAGTCACTAAGAGCTTCAACTGCAATAGCAAACATACCACCTGATATGTCGGTTATACTTGCAGCTGCTATACTACCATATGCTCTATAATTGTAAGGATCATTTGGTAAAGTACTACCATTCGAGAATTGAATAGTTGTAGCTTCACCTGTCTCACCATATTCAATAATTGTTTGAGATCCTAAGTCTTGACCTGCTTTATCTCCTAGGAAGATATTATATGAACCTTCTGCTCCTTGTCCTGCAAAGTTACCTACAAATAAGTTTGATTCTGCTTGTGTCTTACCACCTTTTTGGAAAGCACTATGTCCAATAGCAATATTTCTTTTTGTAAGAGTTGTTATACCTGCTTCTGATCCTGCAAAGTTACCAATAAAGAACCCTTGACGATCGTTACCATCTGTCTCTAATACACCTGCTTCTCTACCAATTCTAATTAACTGAGTTCTGAAGTCATAGTTGTTCTCAATTGTAGATATGCCAGTAACTGTTAAGTTTTTAACTGTAGTAGCATGACTTACATTGACTTGTTCAAACTGTGCTGATGTAGCGTTCCAATCTAAAAATGTACCACCAACACCTGATAGTGCAGTAACAACACCAACTCCACTTGTAGAAACTTCTACTTCTAATGAACTTGTTATTCCAAGTGTAGCAATAGTAGCAACACCTGTGATATTGAAATTTCTAGCATTTGCTTCATCATATACAATATCACCAGTAACATTTAAGTCACCAGAAACACTCAAATCTCCAGAAACAGTTGCTGCAGCTCCTACTAGTAAATCTGTTGCAACAGTCCAACTTGATACCTTAGCATCAGAGTTAAGAATAACTGCTTTGTTGGCAACTGGTTTACCAAAATCTGCAGGGTTATCTGCTATTACCTGTGTATAATATTCACCACCGATCGGTATTGGTGCTTCAGTGTTACCACTTGGATCACCAATGTATAATTTCTTATATGATTTACCTGCACCTACATTGGCAACATCGTATGTATAGATTAATTCACCAAAGGAGACACCAGTTCCAACGGGTGCTGCGGTTGGTGGCGATGTTCCCTGCGTTCTTTTTATCAGTATGGTTGCAGACATTAGTATTCCCCTCCATCAATAGTTACAGATGGTAGATTTGTTTGTGCTACAAATTTGGCAGACGCTGAATCATACACTAGGAAACTACCGTTACCTAGATTATTAGCGTTTACATCAGAGAGTAAAACTAGTTTACCTCCTCCACCGCCTCCTAATGCTCCACTAGCAATTACCTTTACTTGGCTGCCAGTACCAACTCTTAATGATGGCATTACCTTGTTACCCCTGCTCGTACAGTGACCATTCCTTCAACGACTTTTACCTTTTGCGTACCATCATTCAAGACAACATCATACAGATAACGACCAGGTTTTATGTCGGTTGTTATAGTGCTTGCCATAGAGATTTTTATTTCACCCTCCAATGGACTAGATACCGTCGATGCAAAGGCAACATAACTTGTTGCACCTGCCCATTTACGCAGTTGTGATGATGCTGTGAATCCCGCTAGATTTAAGACTGTTTGATTATCATTATCACCAAGAGCAAATAAATGCTCAAAATCACAGCCTGATTCAATCTGCAGGTTAGAGACATATACTGCCATCTTTTATGCCGACTATTATCCTATAAGGTATTTAGCTTCCTTAACTCCAATACAAGCTCTTGTAACTGAGATTTAACTTCAGATAGGTTTTTATCTATACGATCTATATCATTTCTTATGATTTCCAAGTCATTTAGATCACTAAAATTAGTCTGTACAGCATCATCCCCGTAATGAAATCTTAGAAATTCTTGTTTAGGATCTCTCATGATTTTTCTACAATTGTTTTTCTTACTAACAATTCAATCATTTTTTTCATTTCACTGATGTCATTTTTCATTTCATCAATTTCTGCACGATCTTTTTTCTTTTTCTTTTTCATTTGCATATATGTTTGATAACTGGATTGATCTTCATTGACGATCGCTCCAGTTTTTTCATCTCTAAAAAGATGATCGTGTCCTTGAACAGGGATCATGCTAGTGCTAATGCTCTGATATTTTTAATGATAGGAACTCTTGCAGTGTCTGTACCGTTCATTACTATCTTGATTACGAATCCTGTAAAGGGTTCTACTTCATTGACAGTGAACTGATACTCAATAAATTTATCTGATGATGCGATAAACTTATCTGCACGACCATCATTCTCGTTAGGATCAATAGCAGTATCTCCAAAACCATCTCCTGTAGTATCAATATTGTTTTTGTAACCTGGGAAGAGAACAAACTTTTGATCTTCTTCACTAACATCAGGTCTAATCAAACTATACAATACTCTAAAGTCTGAGTCTTGAGGTCTGTAAGCATCAACTATAACTTTCAATGATGTTGCAGGATTCTTAATTGATACCACCTTAGACTGATAGTATGAGGTGTGTGGATCTCCTGTTAAACGATTAACTCTAGAATCATGTGCGTAGTTATCATCTTCAATAGGTTTGTTAATTCTATTTGATGTAAACTTGAACGCAGCTGTGTCTAAACAAACCATTGGGGAACTAAATTCATTACCACCGTTAGATATAAACATTCTAGTAGTGATTGATTTGTTCCTAAACATGTTTGTCAATCTGTTGTTTTCATTAACCTCAGATGCAATTATTCTTGTATTTGGTAGTTTAGTTTCTTTGTTAATAATAACTTCCTCAAATCCTTGATCAGAGAAAGAAACTTCAGTACCATCTACACTCGTACCAGAAACAGTTCTCATAACCATATCTACTTCATCAGTACCAGTAGGTGTCAATACATCCATTAAAGGTGTTATAGTATCAAACATGATGTTTCTGGTTGAATGAACATGCTCTCCTCCAACAAATGCATCACTGTTAAATGATAATTGTGGTTGAGATATACCAGAGATGTCAACAGATCTACCTTCTCGATCAATCTTGATTAAGAAACTATCCATGTTTCTCTCTAGTGCCTGTACATCATGTGTCTTGTTAATTTTGTTTAACGCAACACCTGATATTTCATACTTCTGTATGGTAGAACCTTGAGCATGGTTGATTGCTTGAGTATTGTCTATTCCTCTAACAATTCCACTTAAGGTGTTTATTCCAACAGCAGTGTAAGAAATAACTTCACTGTTTATTATAGCATATCCTGTATTTGCTGCACTAACCTGTACTCCTTCAAACACATCAAATCCTGTACTGTCACCAATTGCAATAGCACTCGTGGTACTATTAACTATAGTAGATGTGACAGTTGGTAGAGTGTCAGGGGTTGCACCTGTGATAACAACTTTGTTACCAGAACCATACATGCCATGATTGAAACAATCAACCTTAGCATATTCACCTGTAAACATACTACCTGTAGCATCATATGTTGTTACATCTAAACCAGAATCAATTACAGTTCCTGCACTATGATTGTATGTTATACTATTTCCTACAGTAAATTCTTCTGATTGAATATTTGTAAGGAATAAAGTATCTAATCCACCAAGAGAAGCGATACCAAGTCTAACTCCAGAACCAGAACCACCCATATCAGCAGTTACGATACCAACAAGATCTCCTACTTGATATCCAGAACCAGTTGCAGATACAGCAACACCTGTAATAGGTGATAGACCTGTACCAACAACCACAGAATGAAGTGTTAAACCTGCACCTTTTCCTGTTATAGGATAAGTATTTACAAAAGAATTAGGTGTTCCATAATTAGAACCAAATGAGTTAATACCAAGTATTCCATCAGCTCCAATACCTTGTACAGGTCCTCCAGTAGATTCGATTACAGCAGATCTGTAAGTTGCAGAAGCATCTCCAATTGTTCTACCGACTGTAAATACAGTTCCAATAAGTCCTGCATCTGTGGTAGTTGTAATTCCTAATGTTGCTTTCTTGGGAAGTGTATGAATTGGGTTTTTCTTTAATACAGGTAATGTTCCATTATTAGCTCTGATTGGAGGGTTCTGGAAAGTAATTATTCCATCACTTGAAGTAAAGTTTGCTCTATAAAGTTTGAAGCACATATCTTCAAACTGGCATGGTGTCCATGTAGATGCGTTCTGTGACTTGAATATAGAACCAACTGAGAACTGGTTACTATAAACATTTCCTGCTGCTGCAGGTAGTTCTTGTGCATTAAGAGCAGTCTGACCCATCTCTGCTGTAAATACTTCGTATGTGTTGAAAGGTGATCCTACAACAAAACAGTATTCTGTATCAGGTTCTAAGTATATTGGACATGGGAATGCAATATTAGTTGCAACTGATGCATCAGAAGACACTAATGCTTCACTAGCATCTAAATCAACTCTAGCATCAGGAGATACCAATTGTTCTGTTGGTAATCCCACTTCCATTGTTCTTATTTCTACCCACCAAGGCACAGCTGGATCTTCAACCTCAGCAAAGAATATGTCAACTGATGTTACATATGCTCCTTCCTCACCCACTCTGAATGATTGTGCCAAGGGATCTCTTCCACCTCTCCTTCCTCTTCTTCCTCTTCTTGCTCTTCTATTCCTCCTTATTCTTCTTCTCCATCTATTTCTTCTTCTCCAACGACTTCTTCTTCCTCTTTGTGGAGCCTCTGCTACTACCTCTTGTCTGATTATAACAGGTGCAGGAGGTGGTGGAGGTGGTGGAGTTGTTCTATTAGTAAATGTAATAGTTACATCTCTTTGTATTGTAGTAGTCTCTAATGTTGTTACACTTACATCAGTTTGTATAACTCTTGTAGTTCCTGTTGCAGAAAATACAGCAGTTGCATCTGATATGGTTGTTCCACCCCTAATATCTTCTAAGTTATTATTATCAGTAGTAACCTTAACTTCCCTCTCACCAGATCTAATTTTTGCAAGTGGTTCTGGTGTTGAATATGGATCTCTAATCCACATAGCAGCAGTTAAGTCACCAAATCCATCTGAATTTAATGTTAGATTTCTAATGGTTGCCTGTGCACCACTAGTTTGTCCTGCCACCACAGTTCCTATAGGAAGAAAACCAAAGAAGTCTCCTTGTGCTGATTGAGCAAGTGCTGCAGTGTCAATATTAATTACAGTAGAACCTTGCGAATATGCTGTAGGTAATGTCTCGTTTATATCTAAAGGATTTGTTTGATATGTTTTTGTAGGAGCAGCAAAAGGTCCTTTTTTATGATCTGGTCTACAGAGTCTAAAACGATATGTTTCACCATTAACTAATGCTGTGATTGTTTCTCCGACACTGAACGCACCAACAACATTATCAACACCTATAATCTTAGGAACAACATCTACATTTCCTTGATCATCAAAGAATTGATAATATCTAGAGTTTGGTCTTAATCCACTTGCTCTATATTCTATATTTCTTGATCTTATGAAAGGATCAAATGTTTCACTTTCTATAAAAGTATTTTCTGATGTAATATCATCTCTCTCAACTTTTTGAACTCTATCTACAGAACTTAATGCTAATGCATCTTCACCAAATCCACCATTTATTTCTGTTAAACTAACTCTAGTATCTACAGTTTGTCTCTTAATAGTTTTATTCTTTGTTACTCCTGTTGTGTTTACAGTATTGATCCAGTTATCACTTGTAGGATTTAATTTTAATGTACCTGTATAGTCATGAACTAAGAATGGGTTTAAGTTTTCTACTCTGGTAGCAAAGGTCTGTTCAACCATTGTCACCTCTTCATACTTAAGAGAAACCATTCTACCAGTCTTCTGAGTATTCTCATCTAATAAATCATAGTCTACTTCATTATCTAATTGCTCAGGAGGAACTTCTGATGATGGGACTGGATTAACATCTATTGAATTGAAATCTTTCAATGGCATCATCATGCCTTTTTTAATATCAATATCAACAGGTGATGCAGGATCAGTTAAATCTCTACTCTTAAATGAGTCTGCAAAGAATCCACTCTTAAATCTATCAAGTCCATCAGCATCTTTAATTTGTAAATTTTCAATTTTCTGTTCTAAGAAAGATAGTGTTGTAACATTCTCTAAATGCTGCACTCTATCCTCAATTACACCAATGTCACGCATTGTGTATCTACGATTATCAACTAAAAATATTTGTACATCTTCAACATCAAATGTATATGGTGGCCAAACAATAGTTGCTATTGTCATAGCATCTGGTTGATCAGCAGGTGGTTGAGGAACTTCTTGATCTACACCTTGAAGTAATGTCATGCCATCACTAGGTTTAAGAACTAACTTATCCATTCTGGCAAGATAGTTTTTAAACTTAAATTTAGAAGATTCGTTTGGTGTTAATTTTCTTGCACTACTAAGAATACCTTCTCTATTCCAAGGATCAAATGGACTGTATACTGCAGTTGCAGGATCATATGCAGCAACTCTAGGTCTAAAATCAAGAGTGTCAGTTGCTCTTTTTCTACCTATACCAATCTCAGGGACATCTTTAGTAAATCTTTCTGGGTCATAACTAGCAACAGTAAATACATCTCCAGTATCTGTAGCTGGAATATCATACTTATCAAATACAACTGTAATTTGTTTTGTTGGTATATAATTATCATTAAGTCTTGATATAAAAGAATATCCATAATATTGTTCTTTCTGACCTTTATCTAAAAGATAACTATCGGTAATATCTTTAAACTTACCATTAATAATATTTTGTAATACTGCAGTAGAGTTAGATTCACTAAATGTTAAATTCTCAAGTAGAGTAAATTTATCAATAGTTTGATATACAATACTAATATTACTATTACCTGCATCAACTTCTACAATTCTGGCAACAGCATTTGATGTCTCACCAATTATATTTTCACCAACAATAGCATTCTGGAAAATAGGATCAGTTGATGTAAATGCTAACTTATCAAATATTGGAGCATTTGCATCTAATGATTCATAGATACAAACTACATTTACTGCATCAGGACAATTTAAAGATATATCGGCATCTTGTACCCTTAAACCATAGAGTGCTGAATTTGTTAATCCATCATTAAGACTAATATTAGAATTAGAACCAGATGCAGCATTAGAAGATCTTGTTATAGTAACTGACTGACTCTTTTTAAATTCTTTTACTTTACTTCTTATATTACTCTTAACAACAGTTACATTAACCTCTACACCAGTCTCACTAAATTGTAAGTTATTGATTGTTAATGTGTCACTTGTTATGACAACTTGAGAATCGTCTATCGTTGCAATTGTTCCATCACTATAAGTTACTTGATATCTCTCTTGGTCGAATGCTACAAAAGTAACATCATTAAGACTTAAAGCACTAGTGTTTACAACTAATACTCCATTGGCATCTGTAGATTCGTTAGTTACTTGATCACTTAATAATAGTTCTGCATCAGTAAGATCTACTTCACCAATAGTGCTCTTAGGAAATGGTAAATATAATCCAGAATTATCTTCTTTAGATAACTGTTGTTGACCTAAGAATATTGCACCTGTATATGTACCACTAGGTAAAGCTCCATTAAATATTAATGGAACTGATGTCAATGCAGCTAGTTTCATATCACTACCATCTGCATTAACTTCAGATATAACATTACGACTAGGTAAAGATGCACCAGGCACTGTATATGTTATAATTTGACCAGGTCTGAATACCTCAAATGTTTTGCCAGGACATGTGACAGTTCCATTAGTGGCAATCTGAACAGGATCAGTCTTATCAAATCCTACAGGTAGTACATTGAATAATTTTTTCTTAGCATAGAATCCAGTTTGTGATAGATTCTCTACATTATTAATATCATATCTAATTACTTTAAGTGCAGATCTTGTTAAATTATAATCATTGGTAAATATAATTTGCTCTCCATCTAAAAATCTACCAGATACATTTGATACTGTTATAGAACTACTAGCAGTTCCTGCAGCAATAGCAATACCTCTAGCACCACTCTCATTACCTTCAATAGTAATTGATTTTGGCCATGTAGCATACTCATTCAATTCTACAGTATTGAATAATTGTACATCAAATAAATGTAAATCAAACTCAGTTGAATTGTCTTTATATTTTGCATCTGATAACGCAAAATTATATACCTTTGCAGATCCAACTATTGAACTACTAATACCACTTTGTAAATCAATCTTAGATCCTTGTGTAGGATTACCATTAACATCCTGTACTACAAGTTTATTTCCTAATCTAAATGTAAATGATTGTTCAATAAATTCTTCTGCTAGAAATCTTGCTTTAGGACAATCAATTATCTCTCCCTGTGTAGAGAACTCATATCCTTTTACATATGCAGTGCCTGGTGATATTTTAAGAGCAGTTATATCATCATTTGGTTCTCTTCCTTCTCTTGTAACTTCATTCTCAAAATAAACACCACCACTTCCTTGACGATCATTTAAACTTTCTTGTACATCAACTATGAATGGTTTTAATGCATAATCTCCAGATTCGTCATGAGTTCTTTTTGCAAGATAATCTAGAATTAAATTATATTGTGAATTGTTATTATTTTCTTTCTCAATAGTTCCTTCTCTGACTCTAACAACTTCTATAAAGTCAGTATCATCAAAATCAGTTACTGGTTTCTTAGCAAGAATTAATTCTATTTTTAATCTGTCAGCACCTGGTGCAGCAAAGTTAGAAAATCCTTTTGCATTATCATATAGAGAGTTATCTTCTTTTGCAGCAACTTCTGTCTCAACAACTTGCAAACCTACTCTGTATGTGCTATCATTTGTATATTGATCTAATATAAGTGTTTGTTCGTTAACTCTAACGAAACTACCTCTTACAAAATAAACACCACTTGCTATACTTGCTGCTGATCCTGTTAGACATGCATCTACAGTAATAGTTGATGCTATGGAAGATCCTAAGTTTAATGTTGTATTACCATAAGTTACTGAGTCTTCTAATATAAGCAACTCTGAATTATCAAAAAAGTCAAAAGATCCACTAGGACCTGGTGAGATATATTTTACATATAATGTTGGATTATTGTTATTAGACGCTGATGCAGTTATACAATTAATTACCTTTGCTACTACACCAGAACTTTGACCCTTTATCTTTTTACCTTTAAGTGCACCTAGATATACTTCGACATCAGTTCCTAAGTGAGTTCCATCTAATTGAACTGCAAAATATTCTGGATCAAAAGTGATACCGCCAGGTACTACAACAGATCCTTCTTTAAATATATGACTACCAAACTGTTCAACCTGATTTTGCAGAATAGACTGCATGGTTGTAAGTTCACGAGCCTGTACTGGAAAACCTGGTTTGAAAAGAACTCTATGAAAATTCTTGGTTCTGTCAAAGTCGTCGTAATAAGGACTTATGTTTAGATTGGTCTGCTGTGGCATCTTTTTAGAACTCTAATACTATTTTAATGTCTTCTTTTTGACGCTCATTTCTTGTAATAGAGGGTCTGTTGTCAAGATAAATTAAATCTCCACTGCGTTTATTTATCTCAGCATCTGCAAGTCCATTTGTAAACTGAACTCCTAAGTCAACAGTCTTACCTGCAGGGGTTACAGTGGATATACCACTGAAGGTTGTATCTACATTAACACTAAATGCGGTACTAGTAACAGCATTTGCAGTTGATGTAAATTCTAAGACTGGAGTTTGGTTAGCAACATCTGCACTATCAGTTGGATCATACTTATTTGTAAATGATAATGTTCTATCTTGAAAATATTTGATTACCTGAGTATCAATATCATAAGATGCAACATAACCTCTAGCAGTTCCTACACCAGTTATATTTTGTTCTATAACTGTACCAATACCAAGAGCCTGTGAAGTGTCTCCTGTAAATTTAATAGATTTTAGTGCAGAAAATTCTGATGTTTGTAGGAAAGTAGTTCCAGAAGCACCAACTGCTTGAGGATTTCTAACTAGTCCAACCTGACCAAATATTGTATCAGGTACAAAGTCATAAGAAGATGCGTCAAATCTAGTGTATATTAAAACCTTATCAGTTCCTAACTCTTTATAAGCATTGAATCCATGCCCTAGAGTTGGTGGTATAATAGGACTTAATTTGGCGAACCTACCATTAGTTGAAACATTAGTATTAATAGAAGATAGATCAACACGCCCATAACTGTAACCTTGCCCTCCTTGAGTTACTTGTGCTTGTATAATCTCACCATTTGTATTGGTTAAGATTCTTACTTTTCCTCCAGACCCATCACCTAGTATATCAACTTCTACAGGACTAGAAAGGAAATTATATCCTCTGCCAGGATCATCTATAGATACAACCTTTATCTGGTTATTATTAACAGTTGAATCTCCATTATCTCTAACAACTTTCACATCTGCATTAGTTGTTGTCTCCCAATCGTTAGGAACAGCAACATATTCAGTAGAGTCAAATTTTACAATATCAGCAGGAGGCACAGTAAACATGTACTTCCAAAGATAACCATCACCACTTACACCTGCAGAAGATGGTTCTAAGTCAGTAAAACCAGGTTCATCTAATGATGCACTAGCAATCGTAGTTATACCTGCAGATCCATTATTAATACAAACATAGACTCTATAGTCTTTGTTCATAACATAATAACTTGATGAATATAATCTACTAGAGTTAGAAACCAAAGAACGATTTGTTGTGCTATAATCATGACGGTACATATCATATGATGTACCCTTTGTCCAATTCACCTTTCTAATTAATCTTCTTACATCGCCAGGAAATATCTTTCTTCCAAATAACATAGTATCATATACATGATTATTATAATTGATACTATCTACGGGTGATGGTGGTTGAACAACTGTGCTATTCCAAGTATCTGTGCGTCCGAATCCCGATACTGTAGGATTTGCTAATCCAAGAAAAGCATAGTAAGAGTTATCCCCACTAGTAACATCATCCATGAAGTTATTAGCGTTGATAATCCTAAATTGATCGGTTATAATTGCTGCCATTGCAATATTCTATAAAAAGGGTCTTACTATTTTGATATTTATAAGGTTTTATTGAGTGCTCCAGTATTACGCAACCCAATGTTCATACGCTTGGCGGTTGGCCATTCGTCTAGGTCATGATTATAATTCAAACCTTTAACAGAGATGTTGAGAGGATATGGTACACTTCTCAATGCAGAAGAGAATCTTCCCCATGTTAACCTTGCTGCAGGATGTAGTGTTGAACCAACACCAACTAGTCCACTTACATCAGTTCCAGAGTGTATATTACATGTAATAACACCTGTTCTAGAACTACCATCCCAAGATATCGCAGAGACATAGTATATATTGTCCACATCAAAGGTGCTGATACCAACTATATCGGAATCATGACTATCAATACTGGTAATCACACCTGCAACAGGTTGTAGTCCTGATCCATAAACTTGGATTGGATAACCTGCCTCTAGATCTTGTACATAAGATGAATTAAATTCATTAATTAGATTGTTAGTATCTAATTGTAATACAAGACCAAGATCAGTTCCAATACCTGCTGATGTTGTTATACCAGTAATTAAACCAGTATATCCTTTAACATCAGTATTCAATGGATCAATGTCACCCCAAACCTCATAATTAACACCTGCCTGTGCAGTAGTTCCAAATCCTACATTAGAGGCATGTACAAATAAACTAAACGCATCTGCTAAGTTACCGTCAAGATCTCTAAAGCGTTCTGTGTGATTAGTAAACAAGAATGTGTCAGTAGAGGCAATAGATGCTAAGACATTACAAATAGGTGTTATTTGTGCTTCATATTGATCTCTTGCTTTAGGAATTAGTCCACCACCATATTCAATATCTTGTTTTTGTTTAGTCCATCTTACAGGTTTAAAGTCATTGTTATTAACACCACTACCTTGATAGAACGGTGTCTCAACAATAGATGCTGTTGCAATTCTTTGAATTACTCTTTCATCTCTTTGTGCAAAGTTGGTTGTGTCTCTGACGACATTATTAAGTTCAAGTTCTGCACTCTTGAACAATTCTAGTATGTCACCTTCTTTAATAGTTTCATTAACATCAAATATGAAACTATCTTGACCAACTGTTCCTCTGTAGAAGAATATAAACACATCATCTTCATCTGTTGGTGCAGAGTCAAATGATATGGATGTTCCACCTTCAAACTCATAGTTTACGCCAGGTTCTTGTAAAACACCATTTACAAATATCAGTAGAACAGAATCTAACTGTATAAGTCTAGATTGTGGATCATCAAGATCTCTTTCAAAACTGACTAATTGGTTTTGATAGTAAAGTGGGAATCTCTTGTCTCTTCCATTTTGGAATGGTTTGATATTATCAATGTAATCTAGTTGTCCAAACTGCCATGCAGAAATATCATCATTGAATATATTAGAAACTGTTATTTCAAATGGCATAAAGTCATCACCTGCAGTAGGATCAGTTGATAATCCAGCTAATGTGAATTTGTCACCTATCTTAAATCCATAACCAGGTTTGCTAAATTCCCATTTAGAAACTTCAAATAGTGTAGAACCTGCACCTGTGTTTGTGCTTACTCCAATAATATCCACAGTAATAGAAGCACCTACACCTGTAGTTGTAGTATTACCAAGTCCTAATCTGTAAAGACCTGCGATTGCTAAATTAGATCCATTAGGATCAGGAGCAAATAATTGTGTGCCACTAGTATATCCTGCACCTGCATGATCAACACTAAAGATTAATGAACCACCTGCACCAACAGTTGCTGTAATAGTTGCTCCTGATCCTGCAAGTGGATCAGATACACCAATTGATACAGTTCCTAAAAGTTGATTATAACCAGAACCAAATGTTAAATCATCCAAATACTTGAATGCATAAGGTGATCCACCACCGTTGTATATGTGAGGAATAGTGCTAGGTCCTACAAAAGTATTGAATATTGTAGGTGATATAATTTGTGTTATGTCAGTTGACTGATCATAGTCAGGGAAGATGTTAGTAGTAACACCAACATAGTTAAGAGTTTGAACTGCATTAGTTGCTGCTGATACAAATGTATGTGCAGATTGTGGTAAATGCTGAACTGAACTTGTAGCAGCACTAACAAATGTATGTGCAGATGTTCCAGTTCCTCCAGTACCAACATTAAGATCTATAGTTCCCGTTTGTTTTATCAACGCACCCGTAGCAACAGAGTATAGTAAATGATCACTTGCATCATAATGAGGATACAATCCACTAGATGATCCTACATCAATAGAGAATGTATTAACTGTTGTACTTGCTACCGCAACCCATTTGTCTCTTATTGGGTCACCTAGTCTAGGATATGGATGATAAGTTGCGTGGTTATCTTTACTACATGTAAATGTTAGAGAATTACCCGCAATTTGTATTCTATTACCAACCATAAGGTTATGACCTGCAGAGGTTGCTGTTAAAATACCTGCTGTAGGATCGTAAATTGCGGTAGATATATTTGCTGTTGCTGTTCCAACTGCGACAACATCAATAGATGCACCCGATACTGGATCAGTTGCACGAGGATATGTCTTCTGTGCAGTGTTACCATCTTGCAAACAAGTAAATGTAAATGTATTATCTGGTATTACAACACCTTTTCCAACATATAGATCATGTGTACCAATGGTTACTGTCATGATACCTGCATTAGGATCATAGTCTGCATCCGAAGGATTCCAATAAACATTACTACCTGCAGCACCTACATTAACTCTGAAGGTGTTTGTAGTGACATTAGACACTGTTAGATACTGACCGTTACCTGCAAGAGGATCAGTTGGACGAGGATATGTCTTATTACCAGTTCCCATTGTACAACTAAGTGTCAATGAGTTAGCTCTGAAACTAATTGAGTCACCATTTGCCAATCCATGATTGTTCAAAGTAACTGTTGATATGCCAGTTGCAGGATTGTACACAAAGTTTGTGGGTGTTCCTACATCATCTTTAGGACATGTAAAGTATAATCCAACGAGTTTTATTTGATCATCAATAGTAAGACCGTGATTTGTTGCGGTTGTTACTGATAATATACCAGTTACATTATTATACTGTGCGGTGCTGATCTGGAATCCTGTACCTTCTGATGTAGGAATACCAATAACACCTGTGATAGTACCGCTAGAATCTAATTGAGGAACTACTTTTGCACCAACAAAAGGAGCATAACCTCTACCTGGCGTAGATCCTGCAGATATAATAATTCCACCTCTCGGTAATTGGTTCTCGTTAACATCACCAATGTCTATTATCGGTGTCGTAAATCCTTCCGAACTAACACCAGTAAATTGAACTGAAGCAATTCCCGCATTTTCTATAATTTTAAAGTTTGCATCAGTATTATTTTCACTAAATGGTGCTTGGAATATATTATTGATGAATAATACACCGTTACCACCTGTGGTTCCAATACCAGTAACTGCTCCACCAACAGATGTTAATGGATAGGTAGTCTCTAATCCATCGAATGAGTTTGATATGTCATCAAATAATTGATTCTTAAGATAATCTTGTCTTAGGAATGTTCTTCCACCAAAGGTTGCTCTAGGATATGGTAAGTTGCCAGGATTAAGTAAACCTAAATCACCACCAAGAGGTGCTTGTGTAAAGTGTATATTACTATCTAATATCTGGAATGACCCTCTAAAGATCCTAGCAGGTTGTCCTGCAGCGTGTGGAGTAGCAGCAGTACCAACTGCACCTCTTTCTACTTCAACTAGACTCCAAGTTCCTATACCAACAGCAGGACCTAAACTAGTTGTACCTACACCAACATTTCTTACAATAGAATATTCATCTTCTATTCTAATAAGATCTCCAGATAAGATTGATCCAATACCACTTAATACAAATGCGGTGACAAATCCTGCAACAGGCACTTGTAAATCGTAGTTAACCGATGTATAAGTTATTGGTTTCTGAACAAGACCGCTAATAGTCACCATTGACTTAGAATCTCTCTTTGCCATCGAGAATCTATGTTTATTACCCGCACCAGAACCAGGTAAGAATGTTACTGCAGCACCTGATATTGCGTCATTTTTTGTTAATGCTATTCTATATTCTTCCTCATTGTCCTTTATCGCAAAAACAAGATCAGGAAGATAACCAGTTACACCTGCACCTGTCTGATATACAAGAGCAGTACCGCCAATACCTATTAGGTTTGAATCTGGTTTGTATACTAGTTGCTCAAAAGTCTGGAAGAAGTGCTGTTGCTTAAATGTACCTGTAACTCTATCAAGAGCATTAGGATCAGCAATATTGGTTTCTTGTGCATATATTGGAACTCCTTGATGCTTTATCGCAAATGATCTGCTATCTCTATTGTTTATTCCTAAGTATTTGGTTTGTGCAACGCTCTCAAAAGCAGATCCATAGGAAAGTTCACCAACACCTGCTAGTAAACCATTAGGATCTTCGTCTTTGTATAAGATTTCATTATATGCACTGACACTAACTATACCAGAAACTGATGGATGGAACTCAAGATTGATATGACCATCAGGTCTGTAAGTAGATCCAAATGTACCAATTCCCATTGTAGCACCAACAGACGCTAATGGATACTCAGTTATAAAGTTTTGTTGATTATATGGATCAGTTAATAAGTATATTTGATGGATAGATTGTGTATCACCTATTGCAACATGGATTGTAGACTTAACAGATAAATCTCTAATACTAGCAATACCGCAAACAGTAGCAATACCTGCTTTTGCTTGACTTGTAACTTCTAATCTTGCAGTTCTTTCAGTTCCATCTGGGTCAAATGTAGTATTCTTAAATCTGTAATTTGTTGTAGCTCCTACCACTGAAGGATCTACAGCAATCATTTTAGACTTGACTTCTACTGTATTCTGACTTCCATTCAAGAAATCGAACTTTAATAAACCACCATCTATCTGAGAAGTGATAGTTCCAATAAACTCAGGTGATGATAAACCACTTAAATTTTGTTTTGAGTTAAATGCTGCTAATTCTGTTAGATATGTGTCAGAACCATTATGCATTGCTGCATATTCAAAGTAATCAACTTGATTAGTTGATAGGTCACTTACAACAAATTGCACTACAGCAGCTTCGGTTGTTATTGTAGAAACACCAAGAACATTACTTGTAAGAGCAACTCCTAATGTATTTGCTCCACCTACTGTGCTAACTGACGATTCTAATCTAATATGACCAAATGCAGTGGTTCCCACTCCAATAGTATCTGAGAAGTTTGATTGGAAAGTTTTAACTTCGTAGTCAGTGTCAAATGGTTCATTAGGTCTTATTATTAGATCTGTAGCATTAGACGCATAACTAGTGTCAAATTGAACATAACTTGTTGAGAAACCTAGTTGATCATAATTTTTATCTTCATATTTTTGTAGTAAGAATGTATCTTGACCAACAGTTAATGAAATAAACTCATTTAATTGATATTGATTTTTTGCAGGATCTTCTGCTTGATGAACAGTTTGAGTAAAGAATCTTTGGAATTTTCTAGGAGCAGGATAAGTAGCAACAATTCTATAAGGACTTAGATCATTAGAATCATTAGACACAAACTGAGGACTAATATCATCATGAGATAAAACTCTGTTTGTCTTATTCAATATGAAATCAGCAAGTCTAGTGCTTCTAAGTTCTATAAACTTGGATATATTATCTTGTGATTGGAAGTCTCTTCCTAGATCAGCAGGATATATTGCATCAACTCTGAGTGGTTCGTTGATAAAGTCTAATACTAATCCACCTTTATCCTCGGCAGGAGTAAATGTTTCACCTACACTCTTGTAACCTGGTAATTGTGCATCTGTTATAATCTCAGTGTTAGCAAAGTTTTTAAGACCTGTTGGGTGTACAATATCATTAACATAGGTAATTAAGTCTTCATATGTCTTAGGACTCTCAATAGCATATGATAAATTCTGATAATAGTCGTTATCTGGTAATACTTGGTTTGTATCATTGATCAATCCAACATTATCTCTCCAACCAACTGTTGTTTTAACAGATGCCTGTATATTGAAATTACCATCAAATTCCTCTACTCCAGTAATTCTAGCAGATGATCCACTCAATTTACCAATTAAAATATCTCCAACTTCTAAATCTTCAGCACCACTAACAATAATATTAGCAGTATTGACATTAACAAAGTCTAATCTAACATCAGCAAAAGGATTAGTATTTCTCTTAAACTTCTCATTCTGGACAAATGTTGAGAATCCCTTAGTAACAACAAATGTTGCAAGATTTTCAAACTTAGTTATATTACCAAATCCATATATTGCAGTTACACCTATACCTGGATTTGTAGTAAAACCAGTATAGTCAAAAGTAACCTGTCTTGGGTTTGTTGCATTGTTATAATCACTAACTCTAAATGGTGTAAATTTATAGTCTGCAGAGTTATATCCAGTGCCATCATAAGAGGTAATACCTTCTAAGAATATAGAATCTCCAATTGCAATGGGTTCTTTCTTATATCCTAAAATTGGAGTGGATATCTTACATGTTAATATACCTGCATCGGCAAATGCTTCTAATACTGCAATACCATTACTATTTCTTGTAGGTACTACTCCAAATTCATTTTCAGACAATCCCGAAGGTGGCACACTAATAGTTGCACTGGTAACAGCAGAATCACTTAAATCACAAGTTATAAGTCCACTTTCTACAACTTCACCTGTTCCTTTATCAAATATAACAAGTTGAGGTGCAGTAATATATGCTCTACCACCAAATGATACTCTAACATCTACAATAGTTGAATAATCAGCAATAGTAAGAACTCTAGGTATAAAAGCATCTGGTTTTAAAGTATT